GAATCGGATGATGACGATGAGGAAGATGATGATGACGATGAGGAAGATGATGATGATGATGATGATGATGATGATGATGATGATGATGATGATTCAGAAGAGGAAGAAGAAGAGGAAGAACTGACCGGTGAAGAACTTGCCGAAATGGACTTCGAAGAACTTGAGGATGTCTGCGACGACAAAGACCTTGAAACTGACCCAGACGATTATGATGAAGACGACATCGAAAAACTCCGTAAAGCAATCGCTAAAGAACTCGGTCTCAAATTGCCGGCAAAGAAAGAAGCCAAAGGTAAAGGCAAGAAAGGGAAAAAGTAATCTGGTAACCGTATTCAAGATTTAAAAGAAGGTAGGGAAATTTCCCTACCTTTACTATCAACTATTAATAAACGTAGAAGTTTACTTATAATAACCATTTAACTTATAAAACATTAAAAATTATGGCAACAAAGAAATCAGACTCCAAGAAGAAAGGGGATAAGGAAAAAGACCCCGAAAAAGAAGCTAAACGTAAAGCTCGTCAAGAGGCACTCAAGAATCGGCCGGCTGAACAACGCCCTAACAGCAAGCAAATCGACGTTATTGCCATTAACGACAAATCCAAGGTAATGAACTTTGGTTATGCCGTTAAGAACAAGGAAGGCTATCAGGGTGTAGTGGTTACTTCTGTATTGGTTACGGATGGCAAACCGGTATCAACTTCAGTTTCATTCGTTCCGGGAACTCTTACCGTTAAGTCTAAGAAAGGACATGGCGTTATTTGTTCTCCGAAAAACAAAAAGGCTAAGGAAGAAGAAGAGGAAGAATCAGAAGATTAACTCTAACTTACTAACTACTATCCCATATGTCTGCTATATAAATTTAGAGTTTAAGTTCATATGAATAACATCTACACTTAGGACGTTGTTCAGCCAAAAGCTCATTGCCTGCGAAGGTAGTGGGCTTTAATTTTTTATACCCATGGAAGAAGAGAAATTAGCAATTCGAAAGAATATTCGAATACTTGCATTGGATAATCTAATAAATACTTATACCGATGTACTAGAAGATAAAGAATTAAACCTGGGACCAGATGAAAGGGAACTTGCCATCAATATAATAAATGAGGCAAGAGAAATGCTATCAGAAGAAACTCAGGAAGTATCTAACCAAGTAATGCAAAGACCCAAATGGAAAAAGACTTAAGATTATTAGTGGGAAACATTAATCAAACTCTCAGAGAATTAGATTATGTTTCGTACCTTAAAAAGGTAGCTCTTAGTAAGGGTAAGAAAGGCGAATACCAATCCCATAGGTTGAAGAGTAATTATCTAAAAAGAAAACTCATATCTCTTAAAGGAGCCCTGAATAAAAAACTTCATGGGACTTATATTGTTGCCCAATTTAATTTTATAAGGGGGGAACAGAAAGAAACTTTTGAACAAACTTTTACGGACTTATCTCAGAAAGAGGTAGAAGATATACTTCAACTCGAGGCAGTTTTAAAACAATGCAGTTTAGAAATCCTAGAAATTAAAGAAATCCCAACCCAAATTAGGAAGGTATAACTATGGTATTATGTAAATAGGAAATTCAATTATTTACCTAATATAAATGAAAATGGCTAAGAAAACAGAAAAGAAGAGTAAACCGGAATCCAAGACTCCGGAACTCACAAAGGCTAAGAAAGCTTTGGATGCTTACCTTAAAGAGAACAAGTTGGACCCTACTAAGGATTGGACCAAGGACAAGAAACATGGTAAAAAGGTTACCGAACTTGTAAACAAGCTCAATAAGGAAAGAGACAAAGTTGCTGCTGCCTATCCTGAAGCTGACCAAGAGAACAACAAGAAATTGGTAAAACTCCAGGAAAAAGAGAAGAAGGAAAAAGCTGAGAAGAAGGCTGCCAAAGAGAAAAAGGAAAAGAAAGGAAATGGTGGTAGAACAGCTACCAAATACGATTATCCTCTCATCGATGGCAGAGAAATGACTTCGGCTGAGAAGAAAAAATACCGTATGGAGCAAAGAAAACTTGCTTCAGGTAAGGCTCCTAAGGAGGAAAAGGAAACTAAGAAAAAGAAGGAAGAAAAGGTAAAAGAGAAACCGTCTTCCGATAAGAAAGATAAGAAGGCCAAAGACAAGAAGAAAAAGAAGGCCGCTAAAGAAGAAGATTAATAAGAGCACTTTTTACTTTTACTTATCATATTTTTGAGTATTCGTTAATAATGGTAGAAGGCCTGGCAATATAAAAATTGTTCAGGCCTTTTATTTTCTAATTAAGTCGAAAATGGAACAAGAAGTATATAAACCAAAACTTAGAATCACTACACTATCAGAGAATGGTACCCCATTATCCGATAGGTTGGTAGATGCATATACCGAGATGAATTCAGGTCCAAAGGTACAGCATAACGGTCCCATAAGAGTAGAAGTAACTCTTACTAATAAACAAGATATTGATAACTTCAAAGAATACTTAGATAGGTTATCTGGTACATTGCCTGCTAAGGCACCTAATGTTGGCAGAGGAAGACCTGCAGGGTCTACAACTAAGGAATTGGAATCACCAAGGGAGGACATTCTTGCAGATGTAGAGAAAATGATTGAAGAGGGTAAAAGCCAACAAGATATCATTAAATATCTTAGGGGATTGGGATTTGTATTTATCCTTACTGAAGATTTTCTATTTCACTTTCCTGGATTTGAGTTTAATAAAAAAGATGTGGGAGAAGCAACAGACAATAAGCAATATCCCAATTCATTTTCTTGGATGGCAAGATGTATCAAACGGGCTAAGGACCCAAAAGCAGATAAATTTGACCCAATGGTAATCTTTGGTTTTAGCATTCTTGGGGGACCCTCGAAAAAGATTATCCCATATCTCTATAAGGAAAGGAAGAAACCATTAAGGGCCCAAGTTGGTAAAAACGTAATCTCCTTCTCTCAGGCAGAATTCACTAAACTTCCCAAGTATATGTTAGAATCCGAAAGGATTAAGTTCTCTACTGAACAGAGACAATTGCTTCTAAGTCCCGAAAAGAAGCCTTCTAAATTCTTCCTAAGATGGGTAAACGATGCTATATTCCCAGACTCCATAAAGGAAAAGATGGAAGAAATCAAGAACCGCTAACACTTACCTCCGTATTTATTAAAAGAGTATTTTATATAAAATAATTTTAGTATATTTGCATAAAGAAAATTTAATTATGGACAAGGAAACAAAAGACATCGTAAAGCTCATTGCTGGTATTCAGATTGAATCACTCAACTCAATCAAAGAGGATGTTAAAAATGGGAATGACATTGCCCAAGACTTAATCAAAAAACTCCTTCAGATTGAGGATGACGAAATAATTCGAGCACTAGATGAGCACATTGAATTATACGTAGAAATGGAGAATACCCCTCAACTGATAAATATGCTAAGTGAATACCAAATGCTGGTATGCTCTCACATATTGTTCAGAATGGAAGATGAATGGGTACATACTAATTCTCAGGGAGTACTTGGTACCTGGGCAATCTTCCAAAGGGCAAATCTCAAATTCCACCCAGAACTAACACTTTTAAAATTTTAATATAGACATGGAAAAGAACGAATACTTAGAATCAGTAGAAATGAACACCGGAGTCGAAATGATTCCTTGCGAATCCTCTAACATTGAGGGCTTTGGTTATGACTCAAAGAAAAAACAACTTTGGGTTGCTTTTAAAGGTAATCGAGTTTATCGCTATGATGATGTACCTTATGAAATCTGCAACGGTTTACATCAAGCAGAATCAAAAGGTAAATACCTTGCAAAGAACATTAAAAATAAATTCGAAACTACAGATTATGAACTCAGAAACTAAATTCATATTGGGCCTGGTAACCTTGGGGGCAGTGATTTACTTTATTGGTGAGAATAGAACTCATCCAGTAGAAGTGAGCACTGCTCCTTCTCGTTTTGAAAGTCCAATAACCAAGTTAATCTCTCTTCAAGATAGCATGGGCATTAAACCAAAAGAAGAGAAGAAGCAATGGTATAAATATAGGGTAGAAATAGAAACGATTCCAGAAAATCAAATCTATAAGATTGAGAAATCTGGATACCAGCAATATGAAGTTTCTAGATTGGGTGAAACTTATTCTTATGTAACCTACGAATTTACCTCAGACAAGGTAATGACCACTCAAGAAGCCTATGACTTTGTAAAGAAATATCCTGAAAGATGTACAAGGGTACCCAATACATCACAAGATAACATTTACGATAAATATAACGAGGATTACGAAGATTACATAAATGACCCAGAGGATGAAATTAACTATCCTCCAGAAATCTTCGACTTCCTAGCCGATTAACCCGAGCAAATAGAAAATAATTCAAATAAAATTTTTCTATTTAAAATAAAGTTCTTATATTTGTATCAGAAAAAGAAATTAATCATTTTACTAACATTTTAAATATAGACGTTATGAAAAAGAATGAAACAAAGGTTACTAACCTGGTTGCAACTAAGGTTGCCGAACAACTTGAAGGAATTAAAAATTCTAAGACTGCTAAGGCTTCTGCTCCTAAGGCCAAAAAGACTAAAAAGGAATTGGTACAAGATGCTCAAGAAGCTGCCACTAATTTTGCCAATGCTAAATTGGTAGAACTCTCTCCTAAAACCAAAACTTCCAAAAAGGAACAGGTTGTCAAGGAAGTTAAGGAACAACAAAAACCCTCCATCATCGAACAGGTAATTTCTAATCGGGAAGTTAAATACGTATACCCTGCCGATGTAGTTGATACACTTGCTCGGAAGAAATGGAGACAACAAACTCGAAACGAACTCCATCGATTGGAACTTGCAATGGCTCGTATCAAGGACCAGAACTCCAAGGAATTCAAGGCTGCTGCTAAAGCATACGAGGACTTTAGAAAGAAAGTCCTCAAACCAGAACAAGTTGCATAAACCTTTATTAACCAGGTGCCCGGGATAATTACCCGGGCATCTCAATTCATACAAAATGGATTATACTATCTTCTCTGATAAAGAGATGCTTAAGCAGGACAAAGAATTGGTAGAATTACATAAACGATGTTGTAAGTCCTATCTAATCCAACATTCACTTAAGCACTCTAAAATTAAGAAGTTCTTTATCGTTTACGATTGGTATATAAATACTGATAACGTAAGGAATTTCTTTTTCAGGCCTATAAACCTTTTCATTCAGGCATTGCTTTTAGGGCAACTTGATGAAATATCCGATTACATTAATCCTAACAAAAATGGAAAACGAAAAAAGAAACGAACCAGAAAAGTATAACGTACTTTATTGCAAAGGCAAATATCAGTATAAATCTAAATATCCCCAAATAGAAACTAAACATAAGGTTATCTATGCAGGGCCAGTAGAACCAATGGCACCAATCTGGGGTAATGTATCAGATATATTAAGGAAATCTGATAGAATTTGTACTGAATCTCGAAGAGAATTAAAGAAGTTAGAGGAACGTTCACAGAATAACCTTTACTTCAAGAAAAATGGTATTACTCATATAATCGTATACAAATGTTTAGAGAAATAGTTAAAGACCTATATATAGGCAAATCTAAGTTAACCATAGAATGTAACCAAAAGGAAATACCCCAAACTACTCTGGTTCAAGACATATTACAGAATACTGGATTTACGGGTAATATGCCCGACTACGGTACCTATGGTAATTTCAAGGATGGGAAATTTGAGATTACTCCAATGATGCCTAAGCATTGCTTATTTATTACTGGGGTACCCAAAGGGGCAATCCTTGATAATTTCCGAGTTAGAAGAACATATTGGTCCTCTTATTATGAGGATGATGTAAGAGGGTACTTATTTCAAATTACAGATGAAAGTATACCTCGTTTAATAATCACAAACTAAATCTATATGGAGGCAATCGATTACGTAAAATTATTTAAGCTCGACCAAGAGAATTATGACTTTAAAAGGGAAGAGTTTATATCCGAATTAGGTAAAGAATTTCTAGATTATTGCCAAACCACTACAATTGGGATAGATAAAAAGACTGGCAATATATACTATTACCGATTTAGGGAAATAGTTAAGAATTTCGAAACTAAATTCTGGGCAATCTCAGAACTTAAAATAGGAGAACCATTAACCCAGAAATTATGGAATGCCTTTTTCGCTACTCAGGTAGTTCCCCTAAGGCAAAGGTTATTCCCAAAGGTTCAGAAATTAATCGAAGAGCAAAAGGTGATAACCAATAACCGTAGTAAACAAGACAAAAAACCTACGAACCATAAAAAGGCAAACTATGGCAAGGGAAATCACAGACCTGCATGGGAATAAATTTAAGGTAGGGGATTATAAGCTTTGCCTTAATATTCCCATCACTGGGAAAGGTAATTTAGTATTCACCAGGGACCTAATCTCTGGTGAACCTTTTAATTTATCAGTAAGTAAGAAAAAATATAAGGGATATTTCTATAACCTATCTTTGAATCTGTATGTAAGGTTCGATTTAGAGTATATGGGTTATGATGAAAGTTCCGATATCAGAAAATCTCATTTGTATGTCAGAAAAGGAAAATAAAATGGTAAGATTCCCAAGACCTATGGGGACTACTGCAATGGCATTAGAATATCAGAAGAACCCAAATGATGAACTTCTGATAAAGATACATAATTATATCATCAATCAATGGCTAATGGGAAATGGTGTATTATGTGGTATCACATACGACATAAATACATTCTCATACCGTATGGGTATAGATATTAACTACATACGGGTATTTATGAGAGATAGGCTATTAAGCTCTAGAATATGGGATAAAGAAAAAGCAGAAGATTTACTTCAAGCGTTAATGGGAGAACAACTAGCATGGGCATTAGAAGACCGTATGGAAATAGCCCATCAGGTTAATATCCTAAGAGAATCTCAGGGAGGGAAATACGTACCGTTTATATCTGCCGAGCTGGGAAAGGCCCTTAAATTAAAGCTTGAATCCTCTACATCATTGCAGTCTATCGTACGTAATCTCACTGGAGGAAGTACTACGAATATATTTGCTCAATTCAATCAACAGAACAACGTAACACAGCAAAATGCAATCACTGTTGAAGAGGCACGTCAAATCATATTGGAATCACAAAGGGTATTAGATAAACCAGAAGAGGCTAAACTATTGGAGGATAGGTATGACATTAAGTCTCTACCTGAAGTAGTTGCTACTAAACAAGAAGGAGTAGATACAAGTAAAGAGGGTCTTAACCTTAATAAAGCAGAGTTAATGCAAATTACTGATGATTATAAGGGAGCTATGTCTTCATTCTCTAAAGAACATCATGAACTACGTAGAGAAATCGAAATGCGTATAGACCCAGACGAAGAAGACCCAGAGTTATATCAATATGAAAACTTTGAGGAAGAAGAAAAAGAGGATGGCTCATTTGCATCTCAATTCCTCCGAAATAGTAAGCTCCCATAGTTATATCCGGATATTGCATATTTAAAAAGAAAGAATTATATTTGCATATCAATTTTAAAATAGACAAAAATATGGAACTACCAAAGACATCTTACAAAGAGACTCAGGTTAACAAGGTTAATCAGGGTACATACTTTAAATTAAAACCAACTGATACTGCTCCAGTATGGGTAAGAGACCATTATGATAAATCATCTAAGACTTATGCTTGCCATAAGTATGATGACTCAAATCACGAAAAATTTCTCAAGGGAAAAAGGAAAATATACATTGACTTTACATTTTAATCACATGAACTTATTTAGACGAAAGAGATGCTGTAGTGAACTCATTGCTATTAAAAATGGCAACTTAGTATTCAAATTGAGTAATACTCATATCAATGCTTCTTATAATACTTTACAGGCAATAATGAGGAAATCTGGTATATTCGATGAGAATCTATATTTCGATGTCTATCAGGAATATCGGAAACATTATGCTATATACGACGTAGTACCATCGTTGCTAAGGTATAAGATACCCTTGATATTTTCAGGTAGATACCCAAAGAAACTATTCGATAATCAGTTTACTTTTGAGGAATTAATACCGAATAATTTGGTATATCATAGTTTACCCGAAAATTTTAGATTACCAGAAAGCTTAGAGAAAATTCTTTTAGAAGTAAGAAAAAGGGTATCTGCTTATATAGACCAAGAAGATATATCAGACCAGGGTTATAGGGATTTGGTTCGAATGAATTTCGTAAAACAATGGGATGTATTTAGAAAGGACCCATCTCTTATAGATTGCTATATGGATGTTCAATTGGGCATGCTATATATGTGGGCTAGAGTAGAAAATAAAACAATCGTAAAGAATATAATCGAAAGAACTCAAGATGAACTAGCTCAAGAGTTCTTATCTAAATATCAACAAAATGGAGAATAAAGAGAAATTTGCTTTCCGAAAGGTTAAAATGTCGGAAGGTGTAGAGGTAGAATTTATTAAATTACTTACCTCAGTAGAGACTAAAAATGATGAGGATGTAATTAAAGCTTTTAAAGTTCAATTATCCTCTGGAGTATTAACTTGCCATGCAGAAATGTTATCTAGAACACCAAGCCAGATAATATTTCAAACATCCCAGTTCAGTAAACCCTATAACTTTTATAAAAACTGGGAACTATGGGTATTCTCTAATATCCTGGGTGTATGGACTTTAAATAGGTTTAGGATATGATTACAATGAAAAACCTCCAAGTAGAGGATATAAAAGATGAATGGTTATATAATGCCTTAACACAGGGCATCAAGGAATGTATAACTGCTCCAGTCCTAACTTTGGACCCAACAAAACCAGAACCCATTAAGAGGGCAGAGATGATACTGGACAATTTCTCTCAGGAAGATTCTCCAGTAGTAGCTACAGTGATTGCTCCAGGCAATTTCATACAGATGATATTACCGAAACCTGAGATACTTCTATCGGTAATGTTTATCTATAAAGAGAGAAATACCTATGTACAACTCATAATACAAAAACTTGCTTATGAACGAGAAAAGATTACCACCAAGACTAATGGTTCTGTTAGTAGTACTGAAGGGTGAAAAGGTATATAAAGTACCTATTAGGTCCGAAATAAAATTAGACCACCTAAAGGATTTCAATATATTGAGGAGAATTCTTACACCTTTAGTACAACTATACCATGGGGTAGGTTTTGATACTAGACTTACTTACGATGAATTCAGTATCTTCATTAATGACCTACATCATTTGGGATATGAACGGTTAGATGAATATTCCTCGGGTATACAAGAATTAGTAGAAGCAAAACCCATTACTGAGAATAACCAAGATGTTGAGAAAATACGAAAAGGGTTACTTATCTCTCTTAAATCTCAGGAGTTATCAGAGGTATTAGCTACTAAACTAAAGCAAGCCATACATGAAGTATTTGAAAACGAAAAGAAGAAAGGTGGACTAATGGACAAGGAACCCTCTTTAGAACCTATGGAGAGTTCAATTATAAGAGAGGCTTTATATTTGCTTACTCCACAATTACCCTAATAATTGAAAGGCAGTGGTTTAGACTGCCTTTCATAGCGTGTACACATCCTCAGCCTCCCTAAAAATAAATTAGATATATTTTTCTATAAAAATAAAAATACTTATATTTGCATATCAATTTTAAAATAGACAAAAATATGAAAACGAACTCAGTAACTTACAATCAGGCAGACGAACTAACTAAGGTAGTTCGCAATTTCTTAGAAAAGAAATCTACATTTGAACTTGACTCCGATGAAAAGGGTCATCTCTTAAATCTTCTAATGGGACTTCTCATTCAACTGGAAGAGGATTACAAACTCAATTGCTTGGATATAAACCAGGTACAAATTTATGATACTACCTATTATTCTTTCATTTTCGAATCAATGATAACTGCAGATACCAATCCCTATAAGGGTCAACTGGCAGATGCTGCAGTTCAATTTATGAATGACTTTACTGATAATGATGGTATGTTCATATCATTTAATCAACTCGATAGAAACAACTGGATTTTCCAACTTAATTTCTCAATATCATGACAAAGTATAACGTTAGACCATTAGTTGCCCAGGAGATCGAAATCTCCACGGGCACTATCATTAGTGCTACCCGGTGCAGATACTTTATATCAATCACCTTACACCAATGCTATATAGAAGCAACATGGAAAACCCGTCCCAGGAGTAATTTAGACGGGCATAAAGAAACTTTTAACTCTTTACAGGAGTATCTAGATTGGTTTGCTAATCTTAAGAAAACTTACGGAAGGAGAATCTCTCGTAAACGAATGGTATATGCTGCATACGATGAAACAATGCGTACATTTAGTTACAAACCCTACGAGAATTGGGCTACCAGACGTTCTAAGGAGAAATTAAATAAGCCTAAGGAACCAATACTGGCCGATGAATTATACTAATCCCTAACCAGTTAATATATCCTCAGGGAGTTCAGAAATACCAACATCTGGGCTCCCTTAATTATTGCATATTTAAAATATTATTTATATATTTGCATAAGAGAAAAATAAATATAATTATTAACCGACCTCGAACAGGGTCACAAAACTTATTTCTTATGACAACTATTAACGAAATCTCAAATCACATTATGGGTTACTTTGATGGAACTCTTGATGCTTTTGGTTACACTGCTCAATCAGTTAACGAAATCTCAAATCCGGATGAATCATACATGGGAACTCTCAATCTCCAATTCCGGGAGTATCCTATAGACGATGACGAAAAGGTAGAAACCTACTGCAGAGAATCCGATGCTTTTGAACAATACGTGATAGAATTCATTAATTCTCATTGGGATGAACATCACCCATTAAAAGAACTTAACCCTAATCATCATTACATGTCAAACTCATATGGAGATACTATCCAGGTACATTTCAATGATGAATCCCTTTTCATTATCATTACTATGACAGGGCAATATTAACAAAACCCTCTGGGAGGTACTTAAAACACCTCCCAGAACCTCTTTATTTATAAAAATAAAAGTAATTATAGAAACAAGTTTAGAAATAATTTTGTATATTTGCATAAGAAATCAATTTACTAACATTTTTAATATAGACGTTATGAAAGAATTAAAAAATTTAGATGCCATCCGAGAACTGCTTGCTTCTCATCCTTTTTACACTTATGATTACACCGAGGGTATTCACATTAACGAGGATAACTCTAATTCAATCTATTCAATCGACTTAGACAATGATCCTCTTGCTGCCTATATCTCTGGGTATATCATCACTTATACTTCAGAGGAAGCTCTTTTCGAAAATCTAAAGGAAAACATCATCTCCCACATGGATTTAACAAAAGGTACCGACGACCAATACTATGATTATTCTCCTTCACAGGTAGAGGCTATCCTATTCGGAGTTCCCCAATTATCCCCAGAACATCAGGATTACATTATAACTGGACTCAAAAAACATCTCCGGGAATTTATCCAAGATGAGGAACAAGACGATGACATGATATCCCAATACACCAACATTTATAATGCTATCGAAAAATGGGAATCAGATCATAGAGAAACAGAAATCTTTCAACAACTTGCGGTATCAGAATTGCTTAATCAATTAAACAAATAATCACTATGGTAAACTTATATAAATTACTCAACGTACTGGAACAGGGCATGTCTCTGTTCCAACTTAATAAATGGAAAACCGAAGGCATCTGGTATCCAATCACCCAATACAAAAAGGAATCAGATGAAATACAGGTAGTAACTAACCTATTTATTGCTGACCAGGAACAGTACCATATCCAACTATCTGGGAATTATCCAGAAGAATCTGAAGACTGGAACAAGTTTCTAGAGGAAAACCAATGGAAAATCTATCCCTTACTTGCAAATATAATGCAAGTCTTCTTGCCCACAGGGAACTACCAATTATTCTATACTCAATATCCACAAGGATTCATATCCATAATCGCTAAGCCCCATGATAAGTAAAGAACTCAAATCACAATTAAGTATTCTCAAGGAAACTAACCCAGAATATATTCAAACCCTAAAGGATGCCGTAATGGCATCCTATAAGGCAGAACTTCAGGCAATCAAACCCAGTTCTACCGAAGAAGAGGAACAACTCAATATCGAACTCAAGGACATAGTATTAAAAATACTATTTGGGCCTTTCTATAACTATTTCGTATCAGAATACGTAGTATCAGATACTATATGGGAAGAACAGGATAAACTAATCGAGGACTTATATTATTACTTCAAATCATGACACCGTATATTCAACAACAACTTAAAAAGCTATGCGATAATCCAAATTGGTATGACGATATGCTCATCTCATGGGATAAAAACCCAAGAAATCAAAGGGAAGCTATCTATAACTACCTTTCTCATGTACAACTAAATGGGTTACTAGAAAACACTCGGATAGTTTTTACATTCATAGATGGCGACATGAAACCAGCTTTCTATTTCGAAATTCCCAGAGATACCAATCGATATCTTATACTGGGAATCCCCGATGAAGCAGGTTATTCTCATTGCTGCCTATTAGTCCAACCAAAACAAATGTTTAACCCTCAACTCAATTAACCTCATGGAACCAATCGTAACAATAAACAACTACCCAATCGGATGGGAATGGCTAGACAACGTACCTTTAGAGGACTTTAACTGGCTCATAGAGATATTTGCTACAATGACCGATAATACAGATACCTATGACTTTGTATTTTATGAAGATTCAGAAACCTTACCAGGACATCTGAAGAGGATATGCTCAGTAGACAAGATATACTTAGCCAACTTCCTAAATGAAGACCAGGGCTACGAATCAGGTATATCCATGTACGGTCACTACATAGCATGCAAATGCCTTGACATATCCTCAGAAGAGGAATATATGAATCAATTAACCGATATAAGAATCCTAACTAACGAACTAGAGCCATGCTAACATCAGGTAGATTCTTAGTATCATTCGAAGTCCCGGGACCATTACCTGGGACTACCGAAGGCTTCTGCGAAGAAATGAACGTAGTGTACAGAACTGAGGAACTTAATACCTACCTCCGCTACCCCAGACAAGAAATAAACCCCTGGGATAAACATAGTACCTACATAAGGCTAAAGCTAAGAGAGATCCTTAAAGTAAACCTAACAGATATAACCATAATCGATATAATATCACTACCATGAATATCATCTATCACATAATCCGAATAATACTATCCGTAGGCACCATCCTAACCCTCATACGCAATGAGAAAATATACCAAGCCCACAAGCATACCCACCCAACAAACAAATTAAGGTATATAATATCACAAATCCTAATATTAATCCTATACACCTCATCACTAATCTTAGTATCCTACACATATAGGATTATACTAACCCACCTATAACCCAATACTCCCCTACCCAACACAAAAATAAAAAGAAAATCATATAGAGCCTAACTAAGCTACCATCCTAACTAAGGTACATATAATAAAATACCTAATACACATATACCCCTTATTACACTACATACATAATCAATATACCATAATACATATCAAGGTACCTCGCCGGGGGTTTTGGGGATTTAGGCAAACAAGGCAAGTGATAACCCCTCTACTATACAAAGCCACTCAACTCACTATATAGCCACTATATCATATAGCCCTACTACACACTTTAAAGGCAAACTCAAAAAGGCCTAAAAAGGCAAATAAATCCGACCATTAATGGCCCCTAAATCCGATTGCCTTGAGTACCCTTTATATGTATTATATTATATAATAAGTACTGGGATTAGGCAATAGGATTTGTGATCAAGGCAATTAAAATGTTAGGTTTTAAGGCTAAATGGTTTATAGGATTTAAGGCCTTCAAGGGGCATATTTAGGTAATATTCCTAGTAACTCTGTAATTTATTTGCTTAGTATTTATATTAGCATTAACTTTTGTATTCTAGGACAATTTTGTGATTTAGGGGTACCTTGATTACCAAGAACCATTAGGTATTATATAATATAGGTTATAGGTAGGGAAGGTAAATGGCAATCTCCATTCATGGCCTCAAGGACTAAGGTAAATATAATTCAAGGCCCTTAATAACCTACAAAGGCAATTGAGGTTATTGCATATATAATATATTATATTTATATTTGCATTGTAATAATAACTAATTAAATATAGACGTATGAAAACAAGTATTTTAACAACTGATTTTAATTTTGCAAAGAGTATTAATCTTTCATTAATTGCTGCACCTGATGCCTATCCTTCTTATCCATCAGGCATGCTAGACTTCATTAAGCCTTACTTACAGGAACTACAGGAGAACACAATCATTCCTGATTACTTAACTCTAGTATCAATCCAAACTATCGATAACCAAGATGCTGGGGTACACATATTAACCTTTACCATCAATGACCCAGAACATTTCGATGACGATGATACTGCTGGCATCACTTGCCTTGAATGCTTACGGGATACCTTTGCCTATGACCCAGAGGCATGCTTTGGTCAGGCACCTAAGGTAAACGAATTCGAAAACCTTTACACAGTAACGGTTCCTTTCACTTGCTAAATCATTAATCCCAGGGGTACTCATAACAGGGTACCCCTTATTAATACATTAAATACAAACGTTATGAAAGCTCTTAATCAAATTTCAAATCTCATCATTCTTACCTTAGTAAATTACGCTAGGGATTATCCATGGGCATCTTACATTGCCAATTCACTTTCACAATTCGATTCGATATTGCCAGAACTAATGCAATCGAAAGCTAAGGAAATATCTATCTACCTTAACACAGATGATTGCCTTATGGAATTCTCATCCGAAATCCCTGACCCAGAGGAAATTGAACCCGATTTTACCTTCAACATCAAGTATATAACCTTTCAGGTATACTTCGATTAATATATTAACCCAGAGCCTAACTAAGGTATCTGGGTTTTACTTACGCTAACTTAGTAAGCCCTTATAGGCTAATCTATGAAACCCATTTCCCCATAGGCTTACCATAGTCCATATATGGCCTTATAGAATTAGGACCAAGGGGTTTTTATAGAGAGATATATCCCAAGGGCCTTAATTCTTTATCACCTTAGTCCATTAATGGCCTTATCAATATACAAGTATATAATACACTCTCAAGAGGACAGGCATAAGCCATATAAGAATATCCATATACATATCATATATGCCCACTACAAGGCGTGCGAAGATTCTCCTTGTGAACCCCCAAAATTAAGTGCAAATATTAAGTGCACAATATTTTCTATTTTATGAATTTTTCACAAAAATAATTTTGAAAATAAAATTATTCATTTTCTCAAAAATTTTTCTTGAAAATGTTTGTAGATTAAAATAAAGTCCGTATCTTTGCAATGTGAGAAAAACAAAAAGATATTTGAAAGATTTTATTTAAAACTTTTTAAGAAAATAATTTTCTAAAAATTTTGTAGATTAAAAAATAGTTCTTATATTTGCAATACAGAAATGAAATAAATACTACCTTATTAGAATAGTTTAAAAAGTCTTGAAAGTCTATTTGAAAAGGTAATAAAAATAATAAATAACAAAACTTTCAAGCAATTTAATTATGAAAAAGCAAATTAATAACGTGAATGTAGAAAAAGCAAGTGCAAACGCAAAAGCAAATAGTTTGATTGCTTTAGACGTATTGAAAAGCGTAAAAGAAAAAAACGCTGGACTTTTCAAAACATCTTTAGGGACAAAAACAGAAATTTACAAAAAAGAACTTTTTGAGGGTGCAAACGAAAAGCAAATCAAATCATTACGTAAAAAGTTCAGAAATGTAACTTTCAATTTTCTTTCCACGATTGCAAACAATGCAGATAAAAAACTAATTGACGGATTTATAGACTTTTATAAACAAGTCTATGTTATAAATGACTTTTCTTTTTCTTCAATTGCAAGCGAAAACACTAAAGAAGAAAAGAAAGAGATATTAATAAAAGGGCTTGAGATTGTAAAAAAATCTTTGAAATAAAACAAAATTAAACCCTTACTAACTTTTAAAATAAATCATTTATAAAGATATGGCAGTATTTACACAATATTTAATTATTAATATAGCATTGTTTGTAATTATAGCTTATTTAGTTATTCAATGCTATAGGGATATAAAAGAAATTTTAAAAGACGATAACGAAACTTTTGAGGACTAAAAGAAAGCAAAGGGATAAATAAAAATGTTTATCCCTTACTTTTTATTTTCAAATGTTAAATTTAACGTAACCGTACTCCCCTTTTAGTACCACAACTTTCGAAGCCCTCACATTAAGGGGTACCTTGAAGGCAAATACACATTTTTAGTACCACACAAAAATCACTCCTCGTATTAAGGGCATACCTAGATATCCCACAACCACACATGCTCACATAACACACAAAGAAGCCAGAGACCTAACATCCCTGGCAACTAATTAAAGTATAGCACGAATTAAATCCTTAGTCCTATCTTTCCCAAGAACTCCTCGAACCTTACCACCTTTCTTCTCATAAAAGAAAACATAATACTGTTGAAGATTCCTTAACCACCACCTCTTAACTTCACCATACCCATCAAAGTACCTTTCTATACAATTCATATCCAATTGGGTAATCCATATCTGATACCAAATCCGATTACCTTCAGAGCATCTTAGGATTCTCTTTTCATTATCATCCCTAATTGTTTCAACCTTCACCATCTTAATAATCCTCCCTCACTGATTTTAACCTACTGGTAATATCTATTCTCCCAGTAACCTTTAACACCCTACTATTTTTTCTCTTTAGGTATAAATATCTTAAATAATCTTCTGCCCTTTCAATTGCCTTATCCTTATCAAGGAAGGTTTCTATATTACTCGAATACTTATCTCTAAGTGTAAGCCAAAACACCAATCCCAGGAAGGAATACCTAATCTTAATGAAGTACCTTCCTCTGCTTGTATGGTAGTAAATCTGATACTGATACTTTCTCATAATTCTTTATATTGATTATATAATATCATAGACTTCGGATTATCCCTCTGGTATTGGCGATATCAAAGTTCTTTCTATAAACCAAACTAAAAAATTATGGAAATAATAAACTTTAGAGCAGTGGAGAGATCCACCAAAGATGTATATGCAGAAATAAAACAGGGAAACTCTGAGAAATGGACAATACAATCTCAAAAGAGTAAGTATGTAAATGGCAAATTGTCCGGGGTTATTGGAGTTGGTTATTCTGCTAGCATCAATAATACCTCGGATTATCTTCTGGAGGAAGACAAAAGTAACAATTGTATTCAGATTACTGCACAAAATAACGGTACTTCTGGGCTTTGTGTACTTACACAAAATGAATCTGGTAATAAAATAAATCTTAAGATTACTACTCCCGAAGAAAAAGAATACTGGGAAATACGTTTTAATCCTATAACCATCAATGGAGTAGACACAAATGCTTTTTTTTTTATTACCACCAATATTAGTGGCGAAAGTGGATCTATGGCTGATGGTACCAGATATAAGAATTGGATAGTAAATCAAAATAGACATATGATTAATGTCCATATTGCTAGTATATACCCCGTAAATTCCAACATGCTATCTTGGTCCTGCCTCGATAAGAATGGTAATGCTTTTAATCCTAGCTACAATTTACCAAGTAATTCATACTTTACAACAAAAACAACTGGATTGGGTTCCTATACTCTTACAAAAGTTTCAACTCCCCCTGTTAGCAATGATACTCCTATACTCTCCAGTAGGTTTAACCCCACTAAAAAATATCCATTAGATTTGAATTTTTATTGGGTTGGGGCAAGTTGAAAAGCCAACTTAATACGGGTATTAAGATAATATCCCAATTATAAAAGCAATTACCCAGAATATAAGAGCCAGTGTATATGCAACAGAATATCTATGCCAGGGATACCAGCAGGTAATATAAGAATCTACTTTTAGTATTTCTGGATGTTCTTCTTCGTATTTTTTATCTTCTTCTCTAGAATCATACTTATATAATATGAAGAAAGGTAAGAATACGAAGAAGATTATTAAAGTAACTGGGAATAAGAGTAGGAGAATTATCTCCCACCCTTGCATTGATGTCCCAGCATAATCACCGTGTCTATCAAAAAAGAATCTCATAGCAACTTATGTTTTAGGTACTTGGTTAATAGGTAAATCGGAAATAGAGGTAATACTATCCATACCGATATGAATAATATCAGGGAATGAATCCTATGAGTGTACGGTAAATAATCTAAGCAAACCTTTACAAAGAATACCGTGAATGGCAAACATACCAAGTAAATTATAGCTAATACCGTAATCATTGTTCTCTGAAGTATTTGTTAATAATCTTGGTAAGTTTCTTATCAAATTCAATCATCATATCAAAAGCATCGGTATCTTTCATACTTTTCATTTCCTTGTCAAGGAACTCTATGTTTCTCTTAATCGAGAAATAAGCCTTGTATGCAAGGAATATTCTTTCATTCTCTTCCGTAATAGGAAGAACTTCCCCCTTTTGCCCATCCAATCTTGGATATGTATTATCTGGACCGAGAGTTCTTGCAACTTTTACCCGGTTACTAAGCATTGCAAATCCACCTTTCTTATCGATGGATTCTACTGTTACTTTCTCTGTGATGGGTCTTCCTGATAATACGAAGATAACTTCATCACCTTCTTTGAGCTTTTTGATTTCTTTCTTTTCTTTTTTCATATCTATTTTATTTAGAAATTTTCTTTATGCAAATATACGAAATTATTCTTTGTTTATTGCATTATCTATTTTATTTTTAATAAATTCATAGGCATTACCCCGGTAATCCTCTAGCATTTTGTATTCCTGTGGAGATAGAAATATTCCGTTTACTTTAAAAGCATCTCTTAGATGCTCTGGTATAGTGCCCTGGTGAGCGATGTTATTATAACGGATAATGAAAAGTTTCTCTTTATCTTCATCTATAACACCAAGTGTGTTGACTGGTTGGAGTTTAGTTTGGTAAATTCCCCCAAAAGCAGAAGGTACCATTAAAATACTTCCCGGTATTCTAGTTATCCAATGGGAATAATCGGGAGTAATTACCGCAATTTTACCCTCTTTCTCAAGCTCTTTATCATAAGCTAATCGATTAGACCAAAAAGCACATTTAAAACAAACTTGTTTTCTTGCCATAAGTTGAGGGATTTCCCGAGTTTCATCGAATTCCTCTAAATTAATTGGTTTGCCACATATCTGGCATTCATTTTTCTTGCCCATATTGCATTATTTTATAAGTTATATATGATAATAGAACCTCGAAACATCCTAAAAATGGGTTATAAGCAATACTTTTGTTACTAAAATTGAACCATTAAAACTGATAAGTTATGGATAAACTAACAAATGAAATGATTAAAGACCTTGCTATTCGCTTAGGTCTAGAACCTGCTCTATTGAAGGCTGTTCAATTGGTAGAAGCAGCAGGTAGAGATGGGTTTTTAGCTGATGGTAGGCCTCAAATTCTCTTTGAGGGTCACATTATGTACAAAGAAGTACATAAGAAATTCCCTGACAGAGATTTAGCTTACCTTTGTAAGAGATATTCTACGATTTTCTTCCCTAAATGGGATAAATCGAAGTACTTGGGAGGTGTACATGAGTACAAAAGACTCGAATTAGCCAAAGAAATTGACGAAGAATGTGCATTGAAGTCTGCAAGTTGGGGTATGTTCCAGATTATGGGTTTCAATCACAACCTCTGTGGGTGTAAAGATGTCTTCGAATTTGTTCACAAAGTGTCGGAATCTCATGCAAATCAACTAGAACTCATGTATTATTTCATGAAAAACTCTGGTTGTTTGAGTAATCTCAAAGAAAAGGACTGGGCTGGCTTTGCCAGAAAATACAATGGTCCTGGATATGCCCAGAATGCCTACGACCAAAAACTAAGAAATGCTTACGAAAACTTCAAAGATAAATTATGAAAAGATGTCACTTTAACAGCTGGGTAGCAAAGGTATTCCTTTTCCCCAGTTACAAAGCAATTACTCTGGTGTATAACTCGTTCTTCAAACACAAAATAGAAGAGTGTAAACCTGATGATATCAATCATGAGTGTATTCATCAGATACAGCAGATTGAGTGTAGTATAGCGGGTTTGATACTCGGTATCATACTCTGGTTATCCTTTGATATATCCTTCTGGTGGGTAGTGGCCCTGGTTTTTGGATTCTTCTATCTCTGGTATATTATCGAATACATAATCATCAGGTGCTTTGCCAAGTGGGATAAACAGAATGAAAGGTATCATGATGTAAGTTTCGAAGAAGAAGCTCACAACAATGATAAGAATCTGAGTTATTTGGAAGACCGTAAGCCATTTGCTTGGATTAAGTACATTAAATTGAGAAGCTACAAGAAATGAAAAAATTAAAAGTATTAGGGGTGTCTGCTGGTGCAGGCATCCTTTTGTTCCCTTTTAGAAAGAATTTGATAGCTAATATAGAAACTCGAGGAGTATTTTATACTAAAGGCTTAGAGCAGTGGAAATTGAACTTTGGTGGTATACCATATTATAAAGATGAAACCTTCCCAGATTGTAAGCCAGACATCATACTTTCAAGTCCAGACTGTGGAGCATCTTCTATTATGAGGCTTTCAAAAGTAAAAGAATTGGGCAATCCCCAAGAGAATAAATCCCTGAATCTAGTAATTCAATCAATCTTACATTATAAACCTAAGATATTTCTTATTGAAAACTTACCTCGTTTGCTATCTTTGCTCCCAAAAGAATATCTTCAAAAAACTCTTGAAGACTATAAACTTATTTTTCACGAAAGAAGCGTTTCTGACTACGGTAACTCACAGTTATCACGAAAGAGATTACTTATCATTGGAGTACATAGAAAAACTGGTAAGAAATATTTGAATGCTTTTGATGAAGTATTTCAAGTAAAAAACCCAACAATTACTAGAAATCTACTTAAACCACTCACATTCTCTCAGGAAAATAATACTAACCAGATTCCGTTTATGAGTAAAACTCTGGCAATGTATGACTATCGGAAGCTTCCTGAAAAGAAGAATCTTACAGTAGCAAAGATACATAGACTCTGGGTTAGAGATTTTAAAGATGAAAAGAAGTGGCCTATCAAAACTGCAAAGATGAGTACTCTTCCAGGAGTATATCGATTAGAGTATGATAAACCCCCATTAACTCTCAGACCTGCAGATAGGCAATTCAGACCTGATGGTTATCCTTTGGGAATCGAAGACTTCAAGGCAATTATGGGATTCCCTGATAAATTCGAAATTTACCTTCACAAGAATGGAGATACCTTCGAAGGTGATTTTAAGGATTACCATTACTGGCTTAACAAGGCAAGGTATACAATTGCCAAAGGGGCAGTAGGGGAAATAGGTATTTGGTTCAAAAAATGCCTCAAAAAGGCAAATACCAAGAAACCTTGAGTTTCAGCTTTATATATAAAGTCTTATATATAAGTTTCTGGGGTGCCTTGAAATATATAGATATATAATATACTACGTATATATATCTATATATTTATCTGCGTATATATAGCTATTCATATATCATATCGTAAGTAGTATATTTGGATATTATCTCACTTCGTTCGATAAAGGTAATCGCTAAGCGATTACCGATAGATAGTATCATTAAAGCGTACGACTATTTCGATTTGAAAAACTTTAATACACCGAATTATGAGAATGATTAATGCAAAGTACCCAATTACCGAATTGAACATTAATAACATCATTAAGTTCTTTCGGGTTATCTATCGGAATTTACCTTCAATACGTTTTGAGATTATTGAAACCAATCGTACTTTTCAATTCAAGTTCCACATTATTAAGTCAAACTTAAGTTCAGTAGAACGCTATTGGTTGAAGAGTAAGATTAAGAAATTCATCAAGTATGAAGACATTTAAGAGGGCCTTGTTTATTGTACTTCTAGGATTTACTATTTACCTTTGCTTCAGGAATTACAAACTTTCTCGAGAGGTTGATTCCCTGGAACTAGCGGTCAATGGAATCCCAGATACGGTATACACAAAGAAACCCTTCAAACCAGAGAAGAAGTACTCAGAAAAAGTTGAACCAGGTAAAATCTTAGTTCATGATAATAAGCAGCCAACTCTCTTTCCTGATTCCATGCTAAGGCAGCCAGTTATCAGTAACCAAGATTCCCTGGTTCAAATTGTTTTGAAGAAAGATAAGTTGAACTTAAGTCTGTTCAATAAGGAGACTAACACTTATTCAACTAGACTATTCCCAATCGACTTAGATAAGTACAACTACAACTGGTATGAAGGTCAATTAACTCGAAAGAAAGTTGCAAGGTTATCACTTAGTCCATACATTTATGGCAAATACAGACCTTTCAATAATCTCTTCGATATGGGAGCTGGTCTTTCAATCAAGACTAAGAGATTTAATTACAAATTCGGAGTCAATACCTTTTACTACCCAAAGATAAAATCTGGTATAGGTACTGACATCGAATTTCAAATAACGTATAACTTTTAGATATGGCAAAGACTATCTCAGAAACTAGAACTACTTTAACTCGAGAAGAGCTATCAAACTTATCCCGAGTTCCTAGTGATGTTTTCTTTTTTAGCCTTTTTTGCTATGTGATACATCCAGTAAGAGGAAAGGTAAGATTTGATTTATACCCATTTCAGAAAGCAGTTCTCTACAATTTCATTGCCCAACTATTCAATATCATTCTCAAGTTCCGTCAGGCAGGAATTACAGAACTTATTTCAATGTACTGTCTTTGGTTGGCGATGTACCATCCCAACAAAAAGATAAACATTATCTCTATCAAAGACACAACTGCTAAGAAGGTGCTTAAGAAGATTAAGTTCATGTACAAGAATCTTCCATGGTACCTTCAAACTCCCATAATCAATGGTAGAGCTGGAGAATACGGTTCTGCTTCCATGATAGAATTTGATAATGGGTCATTTATTGAATCTATTCCGACATCATCCGAAGCCGGTCGTTCGGAATCCCTTTCTCTTCTGGTAATTGACGAGGCAGCAGTAGTAAGATGGGCTGCTCAAATTTGGGCTGCTGCATTCCCTACTCTTTCCACTGGTGGAGCTGCCATCGTCAATTCCACTCCCTATGGAGTTGGTAATTTCTATCACTCAACTTGGGTAGATGCCATTGCAGGAGGTAATCCTTTTAACCCAATTCGATTATACTGGCAAATGCACCCAGAACGAGATATCAATTGGTATAACCAAATGTCTTCTGCTTTGGGAGCAAAACGAACTGCACAAGAAATTGATGGTGACTTCTTATCATCTGGTAATACAGTCTTCGACTTAGCCGATATTAAAGCTATCGAAGACTGCCTTAGTGATTACCCAGTTATTAAGAAGAGATTTAATGGTCAATATCGACAATTCTGTGAACCCGAATCAGATAAAGAATATTTCATTGGTGCAGACGTTTCAACTGGTAGAGCTTCTGACTACTCTTCATTTACTTGTATGGATAAGCTAGGAGAAGAACAAGTAGTATATAAGGGAAGAATGGCAGTGGGAGCTTATGCTAAGTTACTTGGTGATACTGGGAAGTTGTTTAACTGGGCAGTAATAGCTCCAGAATCCAATGACGTTGGTTTATCAGTAACTTCTAAGCTTCAAGACGAAGGCTACCCTAACCTTTACTACTACCAGAAGATGCTGAAGAAAAAAGGTAAAAGTAGACCTGAAATGGATAAATCCCCTGGTTGGTTAACCACCCAAAAGAATCGTTCAGTGATAATAGAAAACTTGGAAGAAGATATTCGATTAGATCGCGTAATCATTAAGGACCCATTCTTTGTACAAGAAGCTTATACCTTCATTTATGATGGTTTAGGTAGACCTGTTGCAATGGGTAAACATAGGGCTAACAATTCAGCTGTAGATGTAGACCTTGAAGGAGATGTATATGCCGATGATGATATCTTTGGAAAAGCAATATGTAATCACATAAGGAAAGGAAAAACTAACGTAATCGTACAACCAAGATGAAAAAGTACTTCAATTTTAGTTGGGGTTGGGGACGTAAGAAGGACCCTCCCAAGAATGGTACATCCTCTAATAAAGAGGAAAAGCCTGCCACATCGATTTCGCCTGGTAGGGTTTCAGTTGACGATGATAGCGATAACTTAATTACATCATTACAAGGGTTGACTAAATTAGTTGAACCCTCTTTTCGTGTTGATGTGATACCTTTAATTCGGGATTTATATAAAGTAAATCCTGATATGGGCATTGCATTGCAAGATATGTTTAAGTTAGCTAACACCAGTCATACAGTAACTTTCCCTAATAATACCGATGAAGAGGCTTCAAAGATGAGAGAACATCTTAAGAAAGCCACCAAGGGATGGACCAGATATACTGCTGGTATAGATGGTTTAGTTAATAAAATGATTGTTCAACTTCTTGTAAGTGGGGCAATATCCGTAGAAGGAGTACCAAATGATAAGCTTGATGGTTTGGCTACTGTATTATTCCTTAAGCCAGAACACATCAAGTTTAAACGTGAATTAAATGGGGTGTATGCTCCTTACCAAAAGAATATGAATTTCTTTGTTAAGCAACAAGATTACATTAAGCTTAACCCAGAAACCTATTTCTATGTTGGTATGTTCAATGATACCGATGAACCTTATGGAGTTCCTCCATTTATGCCTGCATTGGATTCTCTCAAAGGACAAAATGATATGAAGATTAACTTCAAACATATCATGGAGATTTGTGGTATGGTTGGTTTCTTAGAAGCTAAGATGCAGAAATCTCCACAAAGACCAAATGAGAGTATAAAAGCTTATGAATCCCGATTATACCATGAACTTAATATCCTTAAACGTAATGTTAAAGAGGGTATGAAGGATGGAGTAGTTGCTGGTTACATAGATGACCATGAATTCAAACTTAACTCTACTACTAAGGAACTCGGTAATATCGAGAAGCCTTGGAATATGAACCAACAATCTGTAGCAAATGGGTTGGGAGTTAATGGCTCTATCATTGGGGTATCATCTACTACTGGTGAAGGTGCAACGGGTATAATGCTGTCTAAGATGATTAGCCAGTTAAAAAATATCCAAATGCTTGTAGCTTATGTATTGGACCGACTTTATTCTCTAGAACTGCGTTTGGCAGGCTTTAATAATAAGGGAATGAAGATTGATTGGGGAACTTCTACAGTTTCTGATGAAGTTAAAATCCAACAAGGTCTTCAGTATAAGATACAGAACCTTGACTTATTGTATAAGGCAGGTATCATTAGCCAAGAGCAATATGCTTGGGCAATGGGTTATGATTCACCAGATGAAAAGGAACCAAGAGTTTCACTTGAGGACCAATTTGCTAAGGGTGGTAATATAGACCCACAAGAGGGTACCAAGAAGAAACAAAGGCAGGATGATAAAAACCAATCTGCTCGTAGGTCAAGAGATAAGACAAACCCGGCTCCTTCTCGAGGAGACCAAAATACTAAAGCAAGATGAGTAAATTCACAAAGAAAAACAAAGAGCATCTTGATTCTATGGTGATAGGTCAAGGCCATACCATTATGGCTGGGTATATCCCAGAAGCAGTGGGAGCCAAGGCTTTCTCAGAGAATTATTACAAATGGAAAAACCCTACACCGGATTCCATTGCTCAATTTGGATTTTGGGGAGGGGATATAGATTATAATACTTATTATCCCAACCTGGACAAATCGGAATTAACTCCTAAGGACGAAGAGTTTATCGAACCTATGTTCCGATTACTTTCGGAAACAATCGTATCGAAAAATTGGAATCCTACAGACTTCGGTCAAAATGGAGTACTAAAGGCTTCTATGAAGATGCTGCTTGGTCAAACAGTAAACTGTGACCATGAAACAAACATCGGTAATGCTATTGGAGCTGTATCACAAGTAATGTGGCAGGAATCTTATAAAGACGGTAGCTTTACTATACCAGCAGGTATCAACGGTATTCTGAAGATTGATGGTAAGGCAAATCCAAGAATTGCTCGAGGAATTCTTATGGAGCCACCCTCAATTCATAGTAATTCGGTTACTGTACAATTTAAGTGGGATAAATCCCATCCCCAAATGGAAGATAACGAATTTTATCAGAAACTGGGTACTTATGACTCTAAGGGAGTTATGGTACGTAGAATTGTTACTGAAATTGTTCGTTACCTTGAGACCTCATTAGTTTCACATGGTGCTGATTCATTTGCCCAGAAAATTGGTTCGGATGGTAAAATCATTAACCCAACCTTTGCCAAAAGAACTTGGGCATCCTATGAAGAATACCGAGATGATAAATCGAAGCAATACTTCTTTACGGATTATAAATCGGACTTATCATCATTTCAAGAAAACGATACTCGGGATTCTTTTAATGATAATGATGCCAAGGATAATCATTCAAACGAAAATAATATGAACGAATTCGAAAAATTTCTTGAAAGCCTTTTCGGGGATAATATGCTTACCCTGGAAGAAGGCAAGGAGATGAATCAGGAAACAGTAGTTGCCTGCATTCAAAATTTGGTATCATCCAGAAACACTTTGCAAACTTCAGTAGATAATCTTACCACAGAGAAAACTTCTTTTACGGAACAGATTTCAAATCTGAATGCTGAGGTAGCAAACTTGAAGGAAATGGCAACTGTAGGAAAGAATCACATTGCTTCTCTCCGTGAAAATGCCGTAGAAACCTACAAGAAGTTGATGGGTGAAAATGCAGATGAGACAATCGTTACGATGCTCAATGCAGAAACAACTGGTATTACTACTCTTGTTTCCTTGACTAAGGATTACCAAGCTCGCTTGGAAGAGAAGTTCCCTCTCACTTGTTCTAAATGTGGTTCTAAGGACGTCAACCGTGCTTCCTCAATTGCCGAGGATGATACCGAGGGTAAAACTGGAACTGAAGACACTACTCAGAACCAAGAACCTTCTTCAACCAGCAGTGTACTTGATGGCTTGTACAAGAAGAAATTAAAATAAGTTATCATATAAATAAATTAGAGTTATGACTAAAATCGTAAACAATCCTCAGCAAATGACTCTCTTTGGGGAAAGAACTCCCAAAGCAGTGATTTACAAGAGTGAATCACACAAGTTGCACCAGGCTTTCAATGTAAAAGCCGACACAAAGATTGTACAGGGCATGGCAGTTGCTTTGGGTACCGACGGTTTAATTGAACCGTTTATCCCGGGAGGTGCTGGTAGCCAGGTATATCTGGGTATAGCAGTAACGGATAACGTTAACCCTGCTTATCAACCTCAACGTAATTTCCCAGTAGAAGTAACCGTAGCAGTTCAAGGCTATATGATTTTGAATTGGGTTGCAAAAGAAACTCTTGATTGCGGTTATATTAACCCAATTGCAGACCTTTTGCATGACCGTTTCGTAATCGCCGAAGCTTCTACAGACGAATCTCAATTCATTGCCATCACTCCTGCAGATGAGGCAAACGATGTGATTCAAGTACTCATCCGCTAAACCAAAGAAAAATTATGGGACAAATTGATATTACAAAATTGAAGGCTCAGGATTTTATGAAAGAGCTGCCGGAAATGGTAAGAAGCTTGGAAGCTGTTCGTTCCGGTTCACAGGACAAGAAGCCTGTAGAGGTAACACTCGAAGAATTAGTTACTGGTAAATGGGGTATTTCACAAGATGAACTGTTCGAAAAGATGGGCATCAATCCTAAGGTTGATACTATGCAGAATATCTTCACAATGCCTCAGCAAGATGTTCGCTGGATTGTTCCGGAAATCATTCGTGCTGCCATCACATTGGGTATGCGCCAGGCTCCGTTCTATCCGAACATCATCGCATCTGACCAATCTATCAACGGCTTGCAAGCAATCATGCCGATGGTTAACATGTCTGATGCTGCACCTGCAAAGGTTAACGAAGCAGAAACTATCCCATTGGGTGATGTTAGCTTCGGACAAAAATCGGTTAGCCTCTTCAAAATTGGGAAGGGTTTCAAACTTACTGATGAAGTTCGTAACTACGTTTCACTCGATGTCTTGGGAATCTACCTTCGTGACTTTGGTGTTCAGTTGGGTTATGCTTTGGATACTTTGGCTATGGACGTGGCTATCAATGGTAACAACCCTGATGGCTCTGAGTCAGCCCCAGTAATTGGTGTATACGAAACAACCAATGGTATCACTTACAAAGACCTTCTGCATATTTGGGTACGTGCTGCTCGTATGGGACGTAACTTCCAAACTATGATTGGTGGTGAAGACCAAGCAATCGAAATGCTGAACTTACCGGAATTTAAAGACCGTCACTCTGGTACTACCGAAGCTACACTGAATGTGAAGTCTCCGGTTCCCAAGAATGCTGACTTCTATATCCATCCGGGAACACCTGACCAACGGCTGTTGTTGATTGATACCTCTGCTGCCTTGATTAAGCTTACTGCTCGTCAGTTGATGCTTGAATCGGAAAGAATCGTTTCTAACCAGACTCAGGCAATCTATGCAAGCTTGACTACTGGCTTCTCTAAGATGTACCAGGATGCAACTATATTGCTGGCTGCTGACAAGAAGTTCTCAGAACTCGGATTCCCCGAGTTCATGAACGTAGACCCATATTTGATGGTTAACCTCGAATAATAAGGGCAGTCCGGTTTCATCTATATAAATTCCCTGAGAGGGTGGGTAATTAAAAAGACTCATCCTCTCTTTATCACTTTTTAAATCTTAGGAAATATGGCTAAAGAAAAATATACAGTAACTGTGGGACCAAGAGCTTACAGTTTTCATGACCAATCAACTGGTATTACCGTTTGTAGAGGAGAAGATAAGGAACTCTCTCGTCGTCAATTCCGTGCACCAAAAATTCAGAAGGCAATTGCTTCTGGCCATCTGATTATCATTGCTGATAAATCAGAAATCGAAAAGTATTCAGAGGCCGACATCGAAAAGTTGGATAAGAGACTGAATTCTCAGTTCAAGAAAGGTATGACTTTGGAGAAACTTTCAAAGGCTTATTCTTTCGAAGAACTGAAGCTGGTAGCGGGTTTACACGAAATAGTGGCAGACAAAGACGACACAGTAGAAACACTTCTTCAGGCTTTGCTGGAAGAATTTGAATCCTCTTCTAAAGGGTAGTCTATGAAAATTACATAAGACAGACTAATATGAAAGACAATCTGGACTTTTTGTACGTTACGTCAGGTCTGGAAGTTTCATTCAGAGTCATATCCAAAGTCCCGGCCAAATCTATTTTTGACTGGGACTTTGGCGATGATAAGGGAGAGGTTTTCAATGGTGGAAGACATGTTTCCTATTCTTATGAAACTCCCGGTTTCTATACCGTAACCTTACATGCAACTAACTCTAGCGGTTTAGATATCACCGTAGATAAGACTCTGGTAGTTTGTGATTATGGGCATACGGCATTAGCCGATACAATATATAACTTAATCGACCATTATATCCCTTCAGAAATATCTGATGGGATGACCAGGGAAGAGAAATCTATTTACATCACTAAGTGGCAATATTACATTGGACCTCTAGTAAACCATACCATTGCACCCGATAAGTATACGGATGAATTATGGTATGAAGCACTAGAAAACCAATTAATAATGGAATTGGCAGCATGGGATTTTCTCAATGTGAAGATACTTAATCTATTAACGAGTACTTCCGAATACTTAAGTCAATTAACCTCTACCAAAGAACAAACTGGTGATGGTACTTCTAAACCTGAACTTGCTCGTGGTGATAGGATAAAACAAATCACTACTGGGCCCACTGAAGTGCAATATTATGATACCTTGGCAGATGCTACAAGTTCCCTATGGAAAACACTTTCTCAAGCAATGCAACCGGGTGGATTAATAGATGAATTAAGAAAGAACCTTTGTATGTTAGCTTCACGATTGGAAATCTACTTACCGTTCTGTGATGAAGTATTCAGAACCGTAGTTCCCAAAGTAGTTAACAGAAGGCAACCTGGAGTATTAGATGGACCAAATCCAAGTATTCCAGTAAAAGGTGGTAAGAAATCAATCTTAACTAAGTTATGACAAAAGAACCCTGGAGAATGGTAAAGAACCGCTCTTGGGATAGATACAAGAAAATTATCACTGACTTCTTAGATTGGGATGCTGGTAGACAAACCATAACTTGGGCTAAACATGTTAATCAGCTTCTCAGTCATGCCGAAGACAGTATACCTAAATATTATAACATCCAAATAGAAGCATTATGTTACTACAATGCTTTCAGAAACTGGCCTATCAACAAGGCAACTGTCTCAGGAGAATTGGATGACGAAAACTTATCAATACTAATTTCTAAATCTTATATAGAACAAATCGGTTATCTTACACCGGAGGGTTATTGGGATTTTAATTGGGAACAAGATAGGTTTGTAATTAACGGTATAACGTATAAGCCTTCTGGAGATACTCAGACTGCTCAGGCAAAGGATGAGGCTTTAGTTTTCATGGTTATCCTAAAGAGAGACCGAGATACCAAAATCGAATTTGTAGATTAAAAATTAAGTATATGGCAAAGATGTTAGTACTGAGGTGGACTCCAATTACTACTTCCAGTGGAATCTGGTTTGATAGTAATCTGGTTATCCTTAATGGTACATCTGGAGTTCATATTGAAATGAAAGGTAATGGCAATGATGTAACGGCATTTCAATCAATGACCGGAAACAAATTTGTCACCTGCTTTCAAGATTACTTCGGTGATATCTGGGATAAAATAATACCTCATCCTGGTATAGGCCAGGTAATGAAATTCCGTGTAAATAAGCTTCCTGATTATGCTTGTATTCGGGGAGATATAGAAGACGGTGGAGATGTAGACCCCGAAAATCCAGATATACCAATGAATGCCTTCTGTGGTTCAGAGGGAGAACCATTCAGAGATATCAATTCGGAATTCTTACTGGGTCGTCAACGTGCAGTAATTAATCCTTAAATTTTATAAAATATGTATGTAAGTAAGTATTATACCTGCGAAGAAATAGACCAGCGGTTATTACAGGGTTACTATGATGACTTTGTTAAAGCTGGCTTTGGAGGAACTATAAATGAGTTCTGGGCCTTCGTACTTTCTATCAAGAATAAGGTAGATAAGAAAGAAGGATACGACTTATCGAAAAATGATTTTACCGATGAGTTGAAGGCTAAACTTGATGGCATCGAAGAACATGCAAATTACATCACCAAAGTTTCTCAGCTTGAGAATGATTTGAAATATCAAACTGAGGAAGAAGTTAAACAGATGATTAGTGATTTGGTTGATGGTGCTGATGATGCCCTTGATACTCTTAAAGAGTTGGCAGAAGCATTGGGTAATGACCCCAACTTTGCAACTACTATCACTAATAAATTAACCGACCTTCGTACTGCTTTAACCGAAGAGGTTAATCGTGCTAAGGAAGCCGAAGCTGCTCTGGGTGCTGCAGTAGCAGCAGTTCAGGATAACCTCGAATATGGGTTAGACCAAATCAATAAGAAGATTGATACTGTTAAGGCAGACTTAAAAGCCGAAATCGACAGAGTTGAGAAGAAGGTAGATAAGAATGCTGAAGATATCAAAGACCTTGAAGATAAGGTAAATCAAGGTAATGATGAACTTGAGAAAGGACTTAAGGACCTTATCCAAAAGGAAAAAGATGAACGTATTGCTGCCGATAATGAGATTAAGGAAAGTGTAAATGAACTTAAGACTCTACATATCAATGATAAGGCCGCACTCGAGGCAAAGATTGCTGAAGAAACTGCAAATCGTACAAATGCAGATACTGTACTGGATTCTAAGATTAACGAGGAAATCACTAATCGTCAGGCTGATACTTTAGCTCTTCAAGGTAAAATTGACCAAGAGAAGGTAGACCGTCATTCTGAGGACCAAGTTCTTCACAATGAAATCTCTAAAGAGGTAACAGACCGTACCAATGCAGATAATGCTCTTCAAGGTAATATTGATAAAGAAGTTCAGGCCCGTACTGTTGCAGACCAAGTATTACAGAACAATATCGATTCAGAGGCTACTACTCGTGCTGCTCAGGATTTAGTTCTTGAACACAAAATCGAAGATGTAAAAGAGCAGGGTGTAGAAGACAAGGAGCAATTGCTTAATGCTATTGCTGCCGAGGCTGCTGCTAGAGAAAAAGGTGATAAAGATCTTGATACTAAGAAAGTAGATAAACGTGAAGGCTATTCTTTGACTAAGAATGACTTTACCGATATACTCAAAGCTAAACTTGATGGAATTGAGGAAAAGGCAAATTATATTACGCATCTTTCTCAGCTTATCAACGATTCTGGTTTCCAAACTGAGGAAGAGGTAAATGCAGCTATCCAAAAGATTATTGGTTCTGCTCCAGAAGTACTTGATACTCTTAAGGAAATTGCTGATGCCCTTGGAAATGACCCCAACTTTGCTGCTACCATTACCAAGAAATTGGCTGCAATCACAGAACAGGTTAACCAAGAAATCGAAGACCGAATTGCGGGTGATGAGGCAAACAGTGCTGAGGTAGCTGCTGAAGTTCAAGCTCGTAAGGATGCTGATACAGCTCTTGAAACTAAACTGAAAGAATATGTAGACAATAAGTCTGCTATTGGTGATGCTGCTCTTGGAGTTGTAAAAGACAATCTTAACAAGGAAATCCAAGACCGTAAAGATGCAGATGCCGCAATTCAATCTAGCTTGGATAAAGAGATTGCCGAAAGAAAGACTGCAGATGAAGCCTATACTCAAAGTCTGGCTAACGTTAACCAACGTATTTCAGACTTGGCATTGAGTATGCAAGAGTCTATCAATACATTGCGTAATGAGCTTACTGAGCAGGTAAATGCAAATACTACTGCTATTGCCACTAACCAACATAGTATTGAAAGAAATTCAGAGGCAATCACAAACTTAACTAAGACTGTAGGTGATAACTACAAGGAAGTTAAGGATATGATTAACGAAGAAATCATTGATCGTACTAATGCTGATAGTGCCTTGAGTTCTCGTATCGATACTCTCAATATCGACCTTAATACTGAGAGTGTAGAAAGAAAGGCTGCCGACCAAGTTCTCCAGGTTAACTTAGATAAAGAAGTAGCAGACCGTACTGCAGCTGATAAAGCTTTGAGTACTGAGTTTACTGCTAAGTTGGATAATACCAAACAAGCTTTGGAATCCGAAGTAGGTAATATTAACACTAAGCTTGAACAAGAAAAGGAAAATCGTATTGCTGGTGATAATGCTTTGGGAGTTCGTATTGATTCTCTAGAGGCAGGTAATACCGATGCTATGAATGAACTAAAAGCAAAGGTAAATGCCAACACTACTGCTATTAATGCAGAGAAAGACCGAGCAATTGCCAAAGAGACTTCTCTTGAGGCCAAGATTGATACCAACCTTCAGAATCACAAGGATGATATGGCTGGTATTAATAAGGATATCCTTACCGAAAAGAATGACCGCTTAGCTGGAGATACTTTACTTCAAACCAATATCGATAAAGAATCAACTGAAAGAGCTAATCAAGATACTCTTATCAGTAATGCTGTTGCTCAGGAGAAAGCAGGTAGAATTGCTGCAGACCAGGCAATGGACGATAAGAAGGTAGATAAGGTAGATGGCAAGGTACTTTCTTCAAATGATTTCACTGACTTGCTGTATGCCAAGTTGGATGGCATCGAAGAACATGCAAACTATATCACTAAGGTTTCTCAGTTATTAAACGATTCTGACTTTCAGAATGCAGAACAAGTAGAGGCTGCAATCCAAAAGATTATTGGTTCAGCCCCTGAAGTATTGGACACTTTGGCAGAGATTGCTAAGGCTCTCGGTGATGATCCCAACTTTGCAGCAACTATGACTGCTAAGCTTACAGAGTTGGAGAATAAGCTTGAAGCCGAAAAGAACTTACGAGAACAGGGAGATAATACTTTACAACAATCATTCACTAACCTGAGTAATACTCTTACTACTACGGTAAATGAGCTGAGAACTTTTGTAAGTGAAACTCGTACAGAGTTGTTAACTTCCCTGAATGCTACTAATGCTCTGGTAACTCAGAATACTGCTAATATCCAACGTAACCTGGAATTAATCCAGGGTATTCAGGATAATATCAATGGTAATTATACGGCCATTACGGATCTGTTAAATAACGAAATTGCTGCTCGTAAAGCTGAAGATATTCGGTTGGAAGCAAAGATTGATCAGAATACTTCTGACCTTAATACAGAGAGAGAGGAAAGAAAGGCCGCAGATAAAGTTCTCCAGGATAACATCGATGCAGAAGAAGCTGCCCGTATTGCTGCCGATACAGCTTTGGGTAAACGTATCGATAAAGAAATTCAGGACAGAACCGATGCTGATACTGCCTTGGATAATAAATTCACTAACATTACCGATGACCATGAAGAAAGATTGGAAGCTGAAGAAGGTACTTCCGATGCTTTGCCAGACACCATGGTTACCGATGTTAGTACTGTAACCCGAACAGATACTCAGCTTTCTTTCAAAGTAAAGACTTCAACCAAGGATAAGGCAAATAACCAATATGGTGAAGAAGTAGAAGCTACCAAGAATTTACTTCCGGTAACTCAAACTCTTGCTGGAGTTATGTCTGCAGCAGACAAGGTTAAGTTAGATGGGTTAGACCCAAATTCTTTAACTGATCTCTCTGCAGCTTCCGATGCTAATAAGGTAACAGTAACCGTAACTAAGGATAACGGTTTGAATGCTGATACTACCGAAACTTTCGATTTGCCTCAGGTATCGGCTACTAAGGCTGGTACGATGACTGCGAAAGATAAGGTAGAATTGGATAGAATCTCTACTGCTAACTTTGCCCTTGGTGCAGTAACTCCCAATGAAACTACTGTTGGCATAGCTGCTACTAAGACCGTAGTTGAAGATGGTACAGTAGAACAGAATCCTATTACATTGCCTGCCTCTACTACAGAGAAAGCTGGTGTACAAACTGCAGCAGATAAGAAGCTGTTTGATTCTATACCAGATAATATTATTATCTTATCTGGTGATAAACCAGTTGAGGTAGGTCAACAAAGCAGTCATGTTACTTTAACTCATAATTTCTCTTCTAAAAAAGAAGAGGGTATTTATACTCATGAGCCTGAAGATTATAAGACTACTTATATCCCAGCAGCTACTACAGAGAAAGCTGGTGTAATGACCGCCCAAGATAAAGTTAATCTGGATGAGACATTACCCAATGCTATTGCTCAAGAGGTTCAGGACCGTAAAGATGCTATCGAAGCTTTGGACGGTAAATCAGAAGCCGCTCTTGCTCAAGAAGTAGCTGATAGAAAAGCTGCAGATACTGCTTTAGATACCAAGTTTACTAAAGCTGTAAACGATGAAGCAACTGCTCGTACTTCTGCTGATACTGCATTGGGTGCAAGGATTGATAAGGAGATTGCCAATAGAACTGCGGCAGATACTACCCTTGAAACTAAGTTACAGAATAATATTAATACTCTAGAAGCTAAACATGATGCCTTTGTAGCAACTAAGGGTAAGGCTGATGGCTTTGCTCCATTGGATGGGAAGGGGTTAGTACCTGCTAACCATTTGCCTTCATATGTAGATGATGTACTTGAAGTATATGCTACCTATGATGTAAGCCCCACTGGAGGTCTTACTAATGTTCAATTGTATACGGATGCAGGTCACCAAACTCCCGTAGTTGGAGAATCTGGTAAGATTTATATAAATGTTGCCGATGGTGAACCTCCATACCAATTCCGTTGGTCAGGTACTAAATTCGTAGACAGTAATACTTCGTCTCTTATCATTGGGGAAATCGCAGGTACTGCTTTCGAAGGTAGTAGAGGTAAGCATCTTGAGGATGTGGTATCTAGCATGCCTAAAAATTTAATTAGTAAGGTTTCAATAGCTAACAAAAATAAGCGTAATGTTATTATCTTATGTAACTATTCTGCTACGGATGGTCAAGGGCATTACATTGATAAACCCGATGGGATGGTAATCCCTCTAACCCCAGCCACTACTCAAGAAGCTGGTCTGATGGATGCCGATAGTGTAATAAAGCTTAATCAAACCTTACCAGATGCTATTGAAGCTGAACAAGAGGCCCGTATTGCAAAAGATAATGCTCATGATACCTTTAATAGTTCTCTTCCAGGAATTATTCTTACTGGATTCACTCTTACCCATAATTCAACTAATGTAAGAGCTACTCTTAATAATAAAACTAAGAGTGCAGAGGGTAAGACTTATGAAGGTGCTACAGATTTAATTAGAGATATACTTGCAGCAACTAAGACTACTGCAGGTGTAATGACTGCAGCAGATAAGACTAACTTGGATAATACCGTACAGGGGTTGGCAAATGAGATTACCAATAGAACTAATGCCATCAATGCTCTTCGTACAGAATTGAAAACTTACGTTGACGATTTGATTGCCGATACTGGTTCAGATGTAACTGCCTTAGAAACTAAGGTAAAGAATCACATTGCCAATAAATCTAATCCTCATACAGTTACTAAAACTCAGGTTGGATTGGGTAATGTTAATAATACTTCTGATGCTGATAAGCCAGTATCTACTGCTCAAGCTACTGCTATTGCTGATGCTAAGGCTGCAGGTACTACTGCTCAGACTTCTATCAATAGTCATGCAGGTAGAAAGGATAATCCTCATACAGTAACTAGAGCTCAATTGGGATTGGCAACTACTGACCGGGTAGTATTTGCTAAGACTACTGCTCCTTCCGGTTTCTGGAAAGAGTCTTCCGATGAAAGATTGAAATCTAACATCAAACCATTAACCCATACTTTGGAACAGATTTGCAGTATACCTACAGAATCCTTTATCATGGATGGTAAGGAAGATGAAGGTACCATTGCACAAGGTTTGGAAGCAGCAGGGTTTAACCATTATGTGGAAGAAGACCCAAGAACTAAGGATTCAGTTCCTAATCCTGAGGAATTCGAAACGGTTGTTATCGACGGTGAAGAATATGTATTGGTAAAACAAGTTAAGTACCATAAGATGTCTACTCTGGCAATCGAAGGTATTAAACTTCTTTACGAAGAGATTAAGGCTTTGAAGGCTGAAATCTCAGAACTCAGAAATCTTAAAGATGTAGATTAATATGGGAGAGATAGCAACATGGAGTGCTGTCAAAACTAAAGTAGGCCTTGGTAAGACAGGTAATGACTGCCCTACCAAGGCTGAATTGTTAGCACTCGCCTCTACAGGAACGGGGGAAAGTTACGTTGGCTTGGAAATCTCCAATGCTAGTTCCTATGGTAATAACGAAGCTGTTAAACTCGAAGATATTCATAAGGTAACTTATAAGTATACATTCACTTTGAGATACTCCAGTATAAGTTTTGATGCTTTAGGTAACCCCAGTAGTTCTAATTTTGGTTTTGGGTTTACCAGTACGAAGCAGAAATATTGGGATAATGTAGCTAATGGGTCTGCTGTTAGTGTTAATTACGTAATAAACAGTAAACCAAGTTGGATTACTAACTATAGTAAGCCGGCAGATGGAAAGCCTTGGAAAGCTTCAGAGAATCTAGACCTAACCTCAAGGTCTGGTAAGGGGTTGGCTACTCAATCTGAATCTGGTAAAACCGTGGAATTCACATTTACCCAGGCAGCAGCATCTCAAAGTTGGTCTCAAACATTCTCAGTGAATCCCACTTCTCTGTCTTTTGGGGCAACTGGAGGAACAAAAACATTTACTGTAACCTCTTATAAACAGGAATACCGAAATGGACATACCTATGGTAATCAAATTCCCTTAAGTTATACCAGGGCTAATACCGGAGTTACCGGTACTGGTACTTCAGTAACTATGGCAAATAATACTTCTACTTCGGCAAAGTCGGGTAGTGTAGTATTAACTCAGGCAGAAACCAATAAGAAACTAACTATCAGTTGTTCTCAATCTGCAGGTTATAGAACCTATAGTGAAATCACTGTAAGTGGAGGAAGTGTATCCGATATACCTGCAAGTGGAGGAAGTAGAAGTTCATTCTCAACTATGCCCTCATATTCTCAGACTTGGGGATGGAATGGTTCTACAACTGGAGGAGGCACAATTACAAGCGGTGCTAGCATTAGTTATGGTACTGCAGTTAGTGCAGGTTCTTTGGGAACTACTGCAAAGGCTAGAACAAGGGTAGGCTCCCTTACTTGTACTGTATCTCTGAATGGTAAATCGAAATCTATAACTCTCGATGTATACCAGGCAGAGAATAAAATTACCAGTACTACTGATGGTACACCAGTAATAAGCTTATCTGCAAGTTCATACTCTATCTCTAATTCAGGAGGTAGTGTTAATATTTATGCCAGTGTAAGTATACCTACTACCAACCATTGGAGTTCAGGGTCAACAAGTGCAGGTTCTTCGAAGAGTGCTACACCTACGGTTAGTGCAAGTGGTACTGGTTTTAGTTTGAATGCTGCTAAGACGGTACTTACTGCTACGGAGAACTCGGGTACTTCAAGTAGAAGCTGTGTAGTAACTGCATCCTATAGTGGGGCAACTACTAAGACAATCACAGTTACACAGAGTGCTGCTTCAGTATCTTATAAGTATTACTTGGCATTCACTTCCCCTACTGGTTCAAGAACTACCACTAGAACCGGATTGTCAGCTTTGGGAGGTAATAACTTTACAGTTGATGTAGCTTATTCTTTTAAGACTAAGGTAATAAATGGTTCTGAGGTAAGTACAAGATATCCCTTGGCTTTAACCGTAACTTCAAAACCAAGTTGGGTTACAAATGTAGCCATTACAACACTATCCAGTGATAATGGAACCTATGGGTTAACCTTAACCTTAACGGAGAACACCGTAGAATCAACAAGGTCAGGTACCATTAAATTAAGGCAAGCAGAAAACGATGATGAGGGTTGGGAGCTTACAGTCAACATAACTCAGAATGCTGCAACAATTACTTATGAATACGTATTTAATTTGGAGTAATAAAAATACAACACCATTCTGTATTTAATGTATAATTAACCTAAGTATTAATCTTTAAAATCTTACAATTATGGGAGTCTTACAATTATGGGAGTAGAAGTAAAAGGTGCCGGCGATGGCGTTGTAATCGCGGACAGAGGCTGTAACGATGGTTGCGGATATAGAGATCATTCAGGATGGGGCTCTGGTTGGGGAGCCGTGGGTGGTGCATTGGTAGGTGGTGGTTTTGGTGCTGCCGCAGTTTCTGTATGGGACAAAATCAATGACACCAAGGCTGACATCCAGAAAGTAGAATCTACTGTTCAGGAAGCAAAAGCAGGTATCTACAAGGATATCTCTGATGCTGCCCGTGGGGTAACCCAAGAAATCGGTGGAGTAGCAAAAGATGTTGCTGGTGTTGGTAAAGAAATTCTTAACAACCGTTTCACTACGGAAAGAGGTCTTTGCGATTTGGGTTACAAAACGAATTCGGATATCCGAGATTCTCGTGACCAAATGGGCGCAGGCTTCAATCGTGTTATGGACCGTCTCTGTCACATGGAACACCAACAGTCGGATTGCTGCTGTGAAACCAAAGGCTTGATTAAAGAAGTAAAATCTGACTTGGCTCTTCAGTTGGAACGTTGCTGCTGTGACCTCAAGAATGGCCAACAGGAAATCAAGTGCCTCATCGAGAACACTGCTAAAGACACCGAGATTGCTCGCCTCAATCGAGTGATAGATGCTCAGAGAGACCAGAACATCGTCAATCAAGTGGTAGCTGCCTTGAAGACCGGTACTACAACGCCAGCTTAGTAATTTAAAATACCAAGATGATTAAAGGAGTGCATCTGTTTTTAGGTGTACTCCTTTTTTCGTTTTAACTCATTAAACTAAGGAATTATGGAACAAGAACAACTCACCGAATTCAAGATACAATTAGCTCTACCGGCTCCCAATATAGAGATTGCACAAGAAGTAGCAAACAAAGCTCAGGTACTCATAAATCAATTTGGATACTATCAATTCTTAAACCTGGTAGACTTCATGCAAAGGAATCCAGGTGCAGTTTCATTTGGTTTAAACTTAATTAATAAAAGATGATTATGGACGAAAGAACATTGATTTTCCAAAAGGTACAGAAAGGTGAAATGATTTTCACATTAGAAAAAGACAGACGGTCTGGTTATCCTATTTTTGATACAGCAAGAATCGTAAAGGTAGGAGAAAGTAAACCAATGGCCTCTGGTGCTAAAGACGGCTTTGTTAACAGTGTCGAATTGGTAATCCAAGATTCGGTATCACAACTCACCGTATACTTGCCATCACAATCTGATGAAGGTATTTATAATGGTGTATATTATACTACCGATGTAGTGAATATAATTAATGAGGTTACTATGCAGAAACATAATGCCTTGAATATACTTAACAATCGACCAAAGTTTGAGGCAATTGTTTCTGAATGCGATAACATTCTCAATTCAATTAACCAATCACCTTCTGCTCCAAGTAAACCTGCTCCAGGGTTTGAGGAGTTCCGTCAATACATGGACCAACGAATCTCCACTCAAGAGACTCTGTTACAGAGAATTGCTCAGGAGCTGGGATTGGATAAACCTAAACAACAGTAAGAATTATGCCAAGTAAGTCGGTTAATATTACACTATCGACTCCAGTTGGCCCTCTAGAAATATACGTAGATAAACGAGAACAAGCTCGTGCAGAAAGGTTGATTGCCAAAACTCCAAGTATCTTAACCGAAGGCTATGCGAAAGGTACAGAAAAGTTTGGTAATCAACTTCTTCGTATAGTAAGACGAAGTTTGAATACGGGTGTTCCACCACCCGGTACCCATACTTCTTGGCCAAAACATGCTCCAGGTACTGTAAAGAAATATGGGGAGCATACTCTATTACGACTCACGGGTCAATATGCTAAATCCGTTACTGTAGTAAAGACCAAGAATAGAACTTTCGTTGGTTTACCAATTGGAATCAAGAAGATTACCTATACTGGTAAGACTTCAAGAAAGACTTTGAATCAGATAGCTATCATGTTAGAGTATGGTAGCAGAGATGGTAATTTACCACCTCGTCCTCTTTGGAATCCTGCATTTAAGGCTGCTGGTGGAAAAGCTGCCTTACAAAAGGAAATACGAAATGAAGTTAGAAAAGAAATAAGGAAAGTTAAAAATGGCAGCAGACTTTGAAATATCTTCATTATCCGGAACTGGTACTGCAACTATTAGGGTAAAGCCTAAGGCAGTAAACGAAGACATGAATAATATAAAAGAGCAGGTTCTCAAGGTAGTAGTTCAGGGTGTAGAAAGGGAAGTAACTCTGGTACAAAAGGCCGCTCCTAAAATAGTAGAGACCTGGGGAACTTATTTTAGTATCACTCCAGAAACTACTTCCCATACTTTCGATGGTACTAAAAGGGGTGAGACCCTAGAAATAGGTGTATACAGTTACCAACAGAAGTTTATCGATAATAAGCCTCAAGATGAATATCGTGCTGTAGATTGGAAAGTTGAAAGCTCCTCAGATTGGTTAGAGGTAACCCAAGAAATTGGAGAAGCTAATGCCGCAGGTAAGCTTACTATCAAAACTAAATCTACTAATCAAGAACATAACCCCAGTAACTATGACCCCTTGGAAAGAACTGCTATAGTTAAGATTATCTCACAGCAAGAACCTAACACTGAGATAGTTTTAAATATAACTCAATCTCCAGGTACTAGAACTACTAAGTATGGCTTTGAACCAACCCCGAATATACCATTCCCAAATCTTGGTCAAAATACTAGTACTGCTCAGATTAGTAATGTAAAGGGTTATCAGTACTACCTTATCAACGGTATTCAAGTTGCTAAATTTATAAAACAATTTAAGATAACCGATATAAGTAAGACAATAGAGGGTCAATTCCCTGGAGGTATTGGTTCAGAACCAATACCTTTTAAAGTATGGCTTACCGATTATCCTTCAAATATTGCTACTCAATGGGTTAGTGAATTAAATTGTGTTGGTCATTTACAAACCCTAATGAGTGGTTTTGGAGGTATTCAGGTAACTTATAATGGGTATATTAATGACAATGGCAATCAAAGTGTTCAGTTAAATATTAGATTAGGACTTTAATGGTAAACTCAGAAGAAATAGTAGAAAGAACTTTTTATATCTCTCTACTTAGTACAATGTTGGAAATGGGTCTTACCTTAAACCCAGAAGACTTCTTACCTTTGTCTCAAGAAAACGAAAAAAGATTTCAAGAGGCAATCAAAGGTATGAAGAAGTTCATACCTCTTTTTGGTATAGGGAATAACCAAGTAAAAGGCCCAAAGACTCTCCCAAGAATAACCATAGAACTACAAGGTTATTATGCTGGAGATATTGGTGTGAATAAATACATCATTGGTGATAAACTTGAGGATGGTAATTACCAAGCTTCAGAGTTTCCTTATGAAACAAAAGATATTACCATAGATGTACATCTAGTTTCTCAAACACAAGCAGATATGAGGTTGCTACATACAATCTTATATACTGGCTTACCTGCTAGAGGATACGTGAGACCATACTTCAATGACTTAGAGGAATGGGAAAAGGGCAGGCTTGCTCCCACCGGAAACCTATTCATTGAGATTGGTAATTATTATGACCATCCAGATGTAGAACATGGTATACTTGAGAAGGTATACACTTATGTATGTAAAGATGGTATTCTTCCAGAAAAAGCTTTGGGAGAAGGTACTCTTACACCTATCAAGGATATATCAGTTCTTATTGGATTGTTAGAACAAAACGAAAATGAAATGTTAGAGTTAAAAGTACCTAAGGTATAGGTACAATACTCTAGGGTATAAATTAAACGAGTAATTAACTTTAATCACAATAGAATTATGCCAACTTCACCTCATGTTGATTTTAAGTTTAAGAACAACAATGTTCTTCAAACTACTCCTATGTTAGGAGTTTCTTGTGTATTGGCTAGAACTACTAAGGGCCCTTATGATGACCCATCAGAAATCATCTCTACATTCTCTCAGTTCCAAAGAATCTATGGTTCTGAAATTGTACCCGATGGTTCTGTATCAAATATCGAAAAGGCTTTGCAAGGTGGTTCTAAGCTTCGTGTTATTCGAGTACTTGGCAAAGGAGCTACTCAAGGTACAGTAGCTGCAACTGCGGGTAAAGCTAAAACAGTTGCTAAATCCGAAGAGGAAGGTATAGCACCTGCTTCTGCTACTCCAGACCCTGCTACTCCTGCAGCATTGATAACCATTGCTTCTGGGGGAACTACTTATAGTTTGGGATTGGTAACCAAAGGTTATGGAGACCCAATCGGTAGTACTGATACCTTCCAGGTAGGTTTCTATAAACAATCCAATACCTTGTATTATAGAATCTATTCAGGCAATGGCCAGGTACTTGAACAAGGTCCGGTAGTAACTTATAAAACTGCCGATGATAACAATAATACTTCGGTAGATTACCTTGCTCTTAGTGCCTTTGCTAAGAACTCAGAGTATATCAAACCGGTAGTAGTTGCTGGTTCATCTTTTGAGAACTTAATCAAATGGCTTACCGATAGTGTAGATGGTACAAAAAATGCCGTTACTGTAACAGTTGGGGGAGCAGCTCCTTCAGATACCGAGAAACTATTTACCGGTACCGTAGGTAGTGCTGGTTCTAACCCTACTGCTGATGAATGGATCGCTTCATTGGATTTAGTAAGGGACTACACTGACTTTTACCAATTATTCATTTCCCATATCTCTCAACACCTTACTACTGATGCTGACGTACTCAAGGTATATAAGGCTGCTGCAGATATGGCAAAAGAATTGATGGAATGGGTACTGTACATAGAAGTCCCAAAACACTTAACCCATTACACCCAGGGTACTCAACCAAGAGACTATAAAGCTCAGGTTACTTGGGTACAGACTTGTCTTGGTACCGTGGGTAATTCCAAGTACATTGCTTACTTTGGAGGTGGCCTTAAGTACTACAATGAGAACGGCAATCTTCAAGATTCTGATGTAGTGGGTACCATTGCAGGTTTGGGAGATGCTTCTGCTACTCAATATGGTCCTTGGAAATCCTTTGCTGGTATGAACCGAGGAGTTATTGGAGATGCAGTTGGGCCCGTATGTCCAAATTATGGTTCTCCTTCTCGATATAATGAACTGAACACACTTGCTCAGAATTATATCAATGAGATGGTAATCAAAGATACTCCCGATGCAGGTAAACAAACCATGCTATGGCATTGTTTCTCTTCTCAGGTAAAACAGGATTCAGAAAGATTCCTTTCAATCGTAAGATTGAATTTGTATTTGAAGAAGTTCCTTCGTCCAGTACTTAACAAATACTTGGAAGAACCCAACGTTTGGGGAACTTGGAAAAGAATTTGGTTGGAAGTTAAACCTACATTAGATTCTTTGGTAGATGAAGATGCCATGACAGAATATACTTGGATGGGTGACCAGGATGCAACTTCTTGGGATGATCTTTCCGTAAATAACGAAGCAGATGCCCGTCAAGGTAAATATCGTGCTATCCTTAAGTATAAAGACGTAGTTCCTATGCAAGAGGTAACTATGGAGATTGTAATTGATGCTGCTTCTAAGTCGGTATCAGTTGTAGAAACAAGTAATAACCTATAAACATATAACGATGGGAGCAAAAGTAAAAAATCCACGGAAGAAATTCTTGTGGAGTATCATGTTCCCCAAACACCCTATCAATACTTATCTATTCCAAAGTTGTACTTTGCCTGATATTGAGATTGACCAGGTGGCTCATGGGGATGTCAATAGAGATGTTAAAACTGCTGGTAGGGTTACTATAGGTAATCTTATCGTAGAGAAACTTATGACTACTGCAGGTTCAGATACCTGGCTTCATGACTGGCTCTATTCTTGCCAAGACCATATAGTTGGTGGTGGCTTAGTACCAAGCCAATATTGGGAAACGGCTATTGTAAACGAACTTGCCGAAGATGGAGTTTCGGTTCTTAATACCCACGTCTTCGAAGAGGTATGGCCATGTAAGATTACCGGCTTAGACTTGGACAGAATGGCTTCAGAGAATACCATAGAGTCCATAGAGTTCTCGGTGGGTACTGCAGACAAATACTAATTCCTTAGTCTATTTTCACTAAGATTCGGTGGAGGGGTGGGATTCCTGTGATAGGAGCTCACCCCTTTCTTGTTGTTATACGGAGTACTATGAACATTTGTAAACATTAAATATATCAAATTATGGAATTTAGAACATTTAGATTTACCGGACCTTCTGGTTTCGAATATGAAATCAGAGAACAGAATGGTGCTGATGAAGATATCCTCAGTAACCTTTCAGACATGAAGACTTTAATGAACCTTACTAAGTTCATTGCAGCAATCGTAATTAGAACTAATGCCACTCCTAACGGTAAGCTAACCGTAGATGATGCCCTTAACTTACCAGTCAATGACCGTTATGCTATTATCTTTAATTCTCGTATCTTCTCTTTGGGGGATGAGGTAGAATTTGAATATGATTGGGGCAAAGAGAATGGAGGTAAAGTTACTTATGGCCAAGACCTTCATGAGTTCCTTTTCGATTACGGTACTGCTCCAACTGAGGATGATTTGAATCAAAAGCCCGATGCTATCCCTTACTATCCAGAAGGGGTTAGATTGATAAACCATGAATATGTTCTCTCCTCTGGCAAGAAGATTAAATTCGATTGTATGACGGGTAAGGGGGAACAAGATTTCATGAAGTTGCCATTGGATAAGCAAACTAAGAATGCTCCTCTTCTTTGTCGGAACCTTTACTTAGAGGTTGATGGTAGTTGGGAAAAGGTAGAAAACTTTACCCCATTTACTGCAAAGGATATGGCTGAGATGAGAAAGCATATCTTATCTATGGACCCCATTTTCAAAGGTGAGTCTCACATCACTAATCCAACCACTGGAGAGGAAAGAACTTATCCTATAGTTTGGGCACCGAATTTTTTCTACCTGACGGAAGAGTAATGTTAGAGAGTGATTTTGTTTATATCACCAGAGCCGAGATAGCCTTAGACTATTTCGGCTTTTTACGTCTTCCGTATCGAATAAGGAAAATATTCAAGGAAATGGCCGAGCAATATTATAAACAATTAAAGAAAAGAAAATAAATTATGAATACCAGTAGGAGTATAGTAGAGGTCGGTGTTGCCATGGTTTTAAAAGACCGATTCTCTCAAGAAGCTGGCAAGATATCTGGGTCATTCAGAACAATGATGAATGATATGAATACCTGGAATAGAGGTATACAGATGTCAGCTTCTAATACAATGGACTTCGGAATGCAGCTCGTAGGGGGAATGGCAAGGGCCTATAAATACTCTGCGGGTGTTCAGAATGAAGTTTGGACTGCTTCGAAAATTGCTGGTGCTACCATTGCAGAACAAAGGGAGATGTTACAATTGGCAAAGGATGTCAATGAGATAACTCCTCTTACGGCTTCGGATGTTGCATCAGGACAAAGATACCTGGCTATGGCGGGTAATAAATTCGATGCTATTAAAGAGATGATTGGGCCAGCATCTAAGCTGGCTTCAATCTTTACAATGCCAGTGGGACAGAAAGGTGGTGTAGCTGACTTGATGACTAATATCATGTCAATGTACCAAATCCCAATGGGGGAAGCCGCTAGAGTAACAGATGATTTATATACTGCAGTTACTAATGCAAATATATCTTTAACAGACTTAGCCCAGTCCATATCTTATGCAGGAGCAGATATGGCAACTGCTGGAGTAGACCTTCGGCAAACCGCTGCTGCTATTGGTGTATTGGGTGATATGGGTATACAGGGTTCTATGGCAGGTACCTCACTGGCCAATATGATACGTTACTTACAACTATCTCTTGTTAACCAAAAAAAGAAAGGCTATAACGCTTTAGCAGACTTGGGCTTAAGTCCCGATGAATTCTTCGATGCTCAGGGTAATCTTATAGACCTTTATACTATCTATCAGAAGTTTGCTAAGGCTGCAGTAGATTTACCTTCACGAATTGAAACACCAACTTTCTTCAATATCTTTGGTGTTCGTGGTAATCGTGGTATGCTCCCCGTACTTAGGGATATTGCTTCTGGTAGAGATAAGATGGGTAAGATACTTGCTACTTATGACCAAAACATTGGGGCAGTAAATCGACTCAATGAAGAACGTCTTAAAACTGATGCAGGTGTAATTGACCAATTCGAATCAAGTATAGAGAACTTAACAGTTACCGCAGGTGCAGCTTTGGGTAGAATCTTTACCCCAGTACTAAAGGTGGGTAACTCTATAATCAAAGTAATTAATTCTATCTCAGAAACTTGGGTTGGAGGTTTTGGTCTTAGAGTAGGAGCTACTGCAGTATTAGTAGGTACTATTGTTGCAGGATTTAATACTGTAAGAGGTATTATTAGGTCTGTTGGGTATTTACAGACTATTGCTACTGCTTCTACTGAAGGTATGTCTGCTGCAGCAATAAAAACTAATACTCAGTTTGCCATTATGGAAGCACACATGGTAAGGATGGTTAACCTTATGAGAACCATGGTTCAACTCCAAATGATGTCAAGCGGTATTGGTATGAATTCTGCTGGTGGATTTTATAACACTAAAACCGGAAGATATGTTAAGACACCAAATCCTGGAGTACCATTAGCAACTACTATGGCGGGTAATTTAGCTGGAGGGGCTTTAGCTGGAGCAGGTGCCCAAGTTGGTAGTCAAGTGGCTAGGCAAGGTGCTATAAAAGGTTTAACCTCTATAGGTGGTAGACTTATGGGATTACTCGGTGGACCCTGGGGATTAGCAATTACTGTAGGTCTTCCTTTATTAATTGAGGGTATTAGTTACCTTAGTAATTCAGTAGATAGGAATACTGAAGCTCAGAATAAAGAGAAAGAAGACCCAACTACCATTAGAGCCCAGAATGAAGAGAGATTTATTAATGCTGTTAGGTTAGCTATTAAAGAAGGTATGAGAGATTCTCGTATCAATATCTCAGTAGATGGTCAAGCAGTTGGAGATTATGCTCCAGGTTCTCAACAAGATTTTACTGGAGCTGCATTTGTAATGGGAATATAAAACTAAAACACTATGGCTAGAGTATTAAATAAAGCAGCAGGTAAGGTTGTTGAAAAATACAATGACCTTACAAGAGATACGGCAGGTGTTCTTACTGGTCCCTTAAATAAGCTATGGAGAGCTCGGATATTACTTAACCGAGTTACTTCACCTCTCCCGAAAGATGATGCTCCAAAGGGTAAACTCTATACTCCAAATGGGGTAATGGGAGAAGCTCAGATATCCTCTAAGAACCCAGTTATAAATAAACAGCTCCAAGCTAAATGGAGAATGGAATTACAATTTCCGAGATTAGAAGAAGGTGAAGGAGTAGACCCAGCAAAAGGGAATAAGAATACCACTAATTACAGAAACTTTGAGGCTAAAGCAGATGTTATATATCAGAATGAGGTAAGGATATATAACATGACTGTTAACCCTACTCAATATATTACCCTACAGAATAGACCTCCAGAATTGGACTTTAGGGGAGAAACTACATGGGCAACCATTAAATCAATGGGCCGCAATGTACCAATGTATCACTTTACTGGTGCTGAAGACATCATTCAATTCAATGTATCTTGGTACTGTAATGACCCAGAAAATCCTGAAGAGGTAATCAATAAATGTAGGTTATTAGAAGCATGGTCTAAATCTAATGGTTACCAGGCTGCTCCTCCGATTGTTAAGATTGAGTGGGGGGATTCCGGTATATTTGATAATCACAACTACATTCTTACTTCAGCAACTTATACTCTGAAGAACTTCCAGAATGGTTATAGAGTAAGGGTACCCGGAAAGCCAGCTACTTTTGGTAATGGTAGGTTATTGCCTGCAGCAGCAACTCAAGAATTAATTTTCAAGAGAGTAAGTGCATATAACTTATCCTATGGAGATTTTATAAATTCTGATTCACTTAAAAAGACGGGGGGTATTAAATATGATTGATGTTAACCAATATCTAAAGGGGGCTAGCCCATATAATAATGCCTATGCTCTGAAGTATAACGATGGGGATTATTCCTTAGAAGCTAAACCTCCAGTAGTACCGGAATCCTCTAACGATATTCAACATACCGTTAAAGATGGGGAAACCTTGCAGAACATTGCTTTCAGGTACTATGGTGATTCTGGTAAGTGGTACATTATAGCTGAAGCTAATAAGATACTGAATCCTTTTAAGGAATTAGAAATGGGAACTCTAATAAGAATACCGACTTATGGCAGCTAAACAGAAACCTATATTATATAATGGAATGGGTCAACCTTATTTGGCCCTTTTCAATTTTGGAGGTATGCCTATAATGAATCCCATTACAGGTATACCCCTTGGAGCGTATATAAGTACCTGGAGTTATAGATATGATGAAGAAAAAGAAAACTTGGCTACCATTACTTTCGATACGGGTAATCCTGATACTGTAGATATTGCCGAGATTCAAGAGAACCAAAACATTTGTCTTCAATGGGGATATATATACCCTGATGGCCAATTTATATCTGGGCCCATAAAAATAATTAAGGTAAGAGAGTTCGAAGCCGTATTCGATTCTACAGGTACTCATGTAACTATTAAGTGCATTGATTCTTCAGGGGATTTAAGATATCAGCCTGCTTATGTTCATTCGGACATGGAAGGTTATAAATTATCTACCTATTTAGACAATGGTTGTGGGAATGCTACTGGTGTAATCATAGAAATATTTCAGTAATGGAACAACAGATAATAAGTAATAAAGTATACGAGTCACTACAGGTACCCACAGAGAGTACCCGTACTACTACTGGTAAAGTACTCTATGCTAACAAATACAGTGGAGTAGCAGAAGTAGCTATGCCAGAAGACTTGAAAGCTTTAATTGATAGTGACTTTGGGTTAGTGGGCAAGAACGTCTTAGTTCAATTAGAACAGAAGATGAAAGGGTATACTAATGGGCCATGGTATGTGGATTCAAGGGATGGTGTTATCTATATACATAATCGGAAATTCCATGAAGAACCGGTATGTACTTATACATATCAAGGAGAGAATGGGGAAGTACTTAGAGTATCTTTTGCTACTCAGAAAATAACTAAAAGAGTTAAAGCAGTATTAGCTCCATCTCTAGACCCAGATAGTAAAGATTTATCGGTATTATCAACTAATATAAATGAGCCAGAGGATAAACCTCCATTAGCTTTAAGACCTCCTGTGGCTCAGGTAGATAACCTTATGGTGTCTAATATTACTGGCAATGGGTTTGAAGATTATAGAAGTCATCCTACTACTCCTACAGAGGTAATGGATGCTTGGGACACTCAGCTTCAGTATAACATGGAAAAAACTGCAGAATATAAAAAGAGAGTAGAAGAGTATGAAGCAGTGGGTCCAGTAGGTGCTTATGAAGCAGGTAAGCAAAGGAGACTTGATGAAATGTCTACCGAAGAAGTACGAGCTACCATTAATCAAGCAGCCAACGAGTTACCTGATGATAAGAAGAATGCCCTTAAGCAAGTACTAAAAAATTCTAAAAATGGTAAAGAGTTAGAAGCTAATCTTAAGAAGCTATTAGAATGCGAAATGTATCTTTTCGAAGATGAAGATGGTATGGAATTTATGGTAGAAGAGTATGTAGACCCCTTAGATTATGACCCAGAGGGTTATACCTCTAAACAAGCAGGAGCGGGTATAGCTTCTGGTATCAATTTTCAAGCTGGAATATTACCTGCTTCAGAGAGAGGTTTCGAAGCTTTAAAGAAAGACCCCTATACTGAAGTATTATCCGATATGGAAGTTGATACTACTAAGGGTTATGGTCAATGTCAATATGGTAAGAGGGTTAAGGTAAGACATATGAAAAGGGTAAATCTCAAGGTACCTCTTTATAAACTTTACCATAATTTATTTAGTAGATACGGTGGTGCCGATAAGTATGCTTGGGCAGCTAATGCTAATGCCAATGGTGGTTTAAAGCAAACTGAGAAAAGGTTAGTATGTCAACTTCAGGTAGTGGGTAGACCTATGCTAGCAACTTCCCAAATAATCCGAATAGATAATGTAGGGAAATGTTGGTCAGGGCTTTGGTATATAAAACAGTGTACTCATTCTATGGATGCCGGTCAAGGGTATATAACTAATATGGAATTAGTAAAGAACAATTCCAAGTCTGGCTCTGTAACTTCTAAAACTGATTTATCTACTCAAAACATCGTAGCTAATGATGCTAAAGCTAATGCTAAAACTAAAAAGGGGCAAGATAAAAAAGCCCTAAGTACTTCTCAGAATCTTAATCTTAACTTTACTTATAATGAGAAGGTATATTACAATGAGCATTTCTTGAATGATAAGGGGGACATAATTGATATCAAGGGTCAAGCTGAGTTTATTCGAAAGAAGGCTTATTATACTGAAGTAAATGCCGATAATCCTCAAGCCTTGGCAGAGGGTATAGTATTATCTACAGGTAATACAGTTACCTCTAAGGGTAAGTTAATCCCGGGCAAGGTATCAGTTAAACAAATCCAAGTGCCTGAAGATTATAGGGTTAAGTTTAATTATATGGCCATAGCTAATCGAGTATACCGAGACATAGCTAAAAGGCATAAGCGAATAGCAAGTCAAATCTATGTAGAAAAATAAGGGTATGAGTTACGAAACAGCAAAGATAATAACCGACGAAGGCTTAGAGGGTCTTGGTCGGTATTACTCTGTTTATCGAGGCATTGTTATTGATAATGACGATGTAGAGAAACATATGAATAGAGTAAAGGTATGTGTTCCAGAGGTAATGGGGGGAGTATTTGCTTGGGCATATCCTAAAGGACAACATGGTTCAATTAGTTCAGGTTTTAAATTCTTAGCTCCTAAAGTGGGAGATACGGTATTTGTTACTTTTGAATTTGGAGATCCAACTAAACCACTCTGGGAATACCATGGTTGGGGAATGAGCCAAATACCTCAACCATTAGATGGTCCTAATAAAATGGGGATAGTTACTCCTGAAGGAAACCTAATAGTCATAGATGATGATAACGGAGAACTCAATTTACATTTCAATGGGCCTGTAAATGTTCGTTCGGAGAAAGAGATAGTAATAAATGCCGAGGGAGATATAAATGTATCTTCTGGCGATTCAGTGATACTTAATACTGGAGAAAATGGTGGAGTAATCAATATTTTTCAATTAACCGAAAAACTAAATCAAACTATCCAAGAACTAGAACAACTTCGCAGTATGTTCAATTCTCATGTACACTCAGGTGTAACTACTGGACCAGGTTCTTCAGGTCCAACTCTAACTCAAGCAACTAAACCTTTCTCACAATTCGTTGTAGACGATTATGAGGATAAAACCTGCATACACTAATGGAAAAGAATTATTTTACAGACTTAGTTGGTATAGGTGTAACTTATCCTATCCAACTTACAACTAATGAAAAGGGTGAAAGAGGTTGGTACCCAGTAAATGGGGATTTTAAACTTATCAGAGATAATATAAGTTCAATATTATACTACATGATAGGCCAGAGATTTCGACAGGAAAACTTTGGTAGTAAATTATGGCAATGTATTGAGGAGCCAAACTCACAAGCCCTAAGTTTTATAATTAAAGAGTTTTTAAAACAAGCCATAGGTGCTTGGGAACAAAGGATAACCTTCCAAAATATCACCGTTACTAGAGTTGATGCAAAAATACACATAGAAGTAACATATGTAGTAAATGGAACAAATTCTAGTCAGTACCTCGATATCACCTATGACAGTTCGGATAATTCATTAAATACACAATAATATGGGAATCACAAATAAATGGCTTAACCCATACCAGAGGTCTTATCAACAGATTAAGGCCAAGCTGGTTGAATCCCTTATGGGACTCAAAGACCCTCAAGGTCAGAAACTCATAACGGATTATTCGGAGGGGAATATCTTAATTATTATCCTCTCATTGTTTGCGGCAATTGCCGAAGTACTTCATTACTACGTAGATAACATGGCAAGGGAAACTTTCCTATCTACTGCAAGGAGGTATGATTCGGTAGTTAAACATGGGGCATTGGTAGATTACCATGCTCGGGCAGCGATTGCAGCTACCGTAGATGTAATCTTATCCAGAAGCATTACGGGTAATTCTATTGGTGCTAAATTAACTATACCTCATGGTACTCTGTTTACAGATTCCAGTGGTAATTCTTGGTTATCTGCTAGAGATGTAATTTGGTATTCGAATGTAACTACTTGTAAGGTACCCATCATACAACATGAAAGGTATACTGCAAGTGCTTTAAATAATATGGTAATACCCACCGGTGATAGGGTTATACTTAATCTTGGTACATTACCAAATGGTAAGTATTATGAACAAGGTTCTATGTCATTGCAGATAGGTGGGGAAACTTGGGTATTAGTAGATACATTTGCAAAATCCAAACCTACAGACAAACACTTTATGGTTTCAGTAGATGAGGCACTCAATCCCTATATAATGTTTGGAGATGGTACCTTTGGTAAGAAACCAGCTGCAGGTGCAAAGATAACCAATGTAGTATTCTATTTAACCAATGGTACTCAGGGTAATGTAAAGAGTAATACCATTACATCGGTACCTTCAGTAATATCTTCCTCAATTACGGATGCTACTGTAAGTAATGCTTATGATGCTGGAGGCGGTTCAAACTACGAAAACTTTACCATGCTCAAGGAACACATACCTTTGAGTGTAAAGACTTTGGGAGTAGCAATTACCAAAGAGGATTTCGAAAGTTTAGCTATGTTAGTTGATGGAGTAAATAAAGCTAAAGCCGATTATGAATGTGGTAGAAAGCTTACTATATATATTAGCCCAGATGGTGGAGCTGTTGCTTCTTCCGAATTAATAAATAGGGTATACAACCTATTATCTCAAAGGGCTCCTATGACTACTTGGTTGAAGGTTAAATCTGCAGGCAAGGTTCAGATTATTCTAGAGATGGATGTTACCGGTAAGAAGTCTTATAAGACTGCAGAGATACAAACTCAAATTCTTACAGCATTATACAATGCCTATTCTCCAGAGCAAGCTCAGATAGGTGGAAGCGTAAGGGTATCAGATATATATGCCCTAATAGATAACTTATCAACCGTAGATTACCTTCACCTTACCAAGTTTTATATTAAACCATGGCCCACTACCATTTATGGTAATAAGGAACTAAACCTGGGCCAGTTTAAATTAAACAAGGCAAAGGGTTCTATGACCTACTACATAACCTTCAATTCCTCAACTACCTTTACAGTACGTTCGGTATCAAATGGTTATGTAACTACTGGCTCAGTTGGTAGCTCTATCCAGATTATCGATAAAGCTAATGGTTTTGATTTCTCTTTGGACATTCAGAACAACAGCTATCAATCGGGCTATCGGTATTCTATTACCGTATCTGAACCAAACCATGACTATGAAGATCCAGGTTTCAACTTACCAGTATTCGAGAATGCTTCACAATTAACATTAACAGTTAACGAAATAGTATAATGATAAACCTCAAAAATCTAATCGACTTTTTACCATTCGAATATAAGGATCGAGATACTTATAAGGTAAATGGTAAAGGCATCTTAGAGAGGTTTCTAGAAATTTGTGGAGAGCATTTTGAAGATTCTATTACAAAGGGCATTGAGAACATTCTGGATATTATTGATATAGATAAGGCACCAGATATGTACCTCAATTTCCTTTGGCAATTTCTTGGAGAAATGCCCTTTGCTTATGGGAACACTATAGATGCACAGAAATGGGCAGAGTACTTTAATGGGTTCTACTCTGATAGTAAACTCCAAGAACTATCAAAGCTTTGGATAATCCCAAAGGAAGGACCCCTTACATTAACCAGTACTCAAGTAAGAAACATATTGAAGTACTCAATATCTCTTTTTAAAATAAGAGGCACCTCTGAGTTCTTCGAGATAATGATGAGGTTGTATGGATTAACCTGCGTAGTAACAGACCCTGCAAAAGCAGATAGCTATGATGGTTGGGTAAAAGGCAATCCACACTTTGACCAATACTATCAGTATGACGATAAGTATACTTACGATAATACTTTTGATTGTTCTCAGTGTATACCAGTAACCTTTAGACTTACAGGTCATGGATATACTTCGAACTCGGCAGCTTTTAGAAAATTTAGAGAAGCTGTAGAGGCTTTCTTTAAAAGGTTCATACCCTATCATGTATCTTTCAATATTCAATATGGGTTTACCGTAAATGATGGGTATACTATTAAAGCCGAGTTAGTAAATCCAGACCAACCCAATTTGATTACTTCTGAAGTATATGAAGTACCAGTGAAGGTAACAGTAACTTCAGATTGGGTAAATGCTGACTTAAGGTACCAGATATCTAGTGATAACGTAAACTGGGGTTACACCAAACATGAAAGTGGTTCTATCTTTAACATACCCAGGGCAGGTACTTATTATTTTAGAAGTGTGGGAGACCCTACTAAGGTAACCCAAATCACCGTTAATCAAGAATCCTATAATCGAGTATATTCTATTACTTGCGACCCAATTACTGGAAAGATAACTCCTACTAACCTAAAAGTAAGTACAGTAGTAAGGGCAAATGTATCTTATAAGGGTATAGTGAAAACTTGTAATGTACGATTATCTGGTACGGATATAGTGAAAGTCTCTGGTTCAACTTGGGAGTTTTCCGAACCAGGTACCTATATATTCGAGGTAGTAGAGTTCCCAGTGAAGCAAACTTCTTTTGTCGTAACTCGAGAAGAGGTTACATATAAGGTAAGATGTACACCTTCTGAATTTAGAGTTGGGGATAAGCAAAGTATTAAAGATGCTACCACTACTCTTACCATTGAATCTAATTATCCAGAATCATTTACTGGTGAACTATACTGTAAGCTAATTGGTGATACTAAGTTGTTTAAGAACGGGGATAAGTTTACTGCTAATAGTTATGGTACTTATAAGTTTAAATGTACACTGGATAAAAGGGAAACAGATGAAGGTGTAGGTATATTCGAAGTAGTATCTGGTAAGACTGCAGTATATAGAATTACGGTTAGCCCACCAACAGTTACATTATTCAATGGCTCTGCCAAGACTACCGTAAAGATACAACGTATCTCTGGTAATGGTGATGATTATAGAGTAAGGGTAATTGAAACTGGAGAAACCTTTGATGCTCAGAATGGATATGTATATACTGCAAATAGGGCAGGGACTTATACCTTCCAGTCAGTAGCTTATCCTACTGCTAAGACTACTCTGGTAGTTAATAACTCTCCAGTAGTATATCAGAACAAGTTAAAGATAGTACCTTCGGATGCTACAGACAGTCATTGGAAAGAACCCAACTGGGCATTACCAGAAGACCAGATAGATGATACTTATGCAGTATACCAATTACTGGACGAGAAGTCTGCTTGTAAGTTCCATCTTGAGGAAATGAAAAATGAGGTCAATGTAAGTGGTACTGCTACCTGTGATGAGAACGGGGAAACCTATAACCTTGATGAGGAAATTGTTCTTACCAAGGCTGGGACTTATACCTTTGTGGCAGATGATGGTTCTTCATTAAGATGTCAAGTAATACTGGAAGATTATCCTACAATCATAGAGATTTCTTGTACTCCTACTTATGCAGAACTAAAGGGGAATGTTAAACAAGTATCTACTTTAATCAAGTGTACTTCTAATAAACCTGATTTCGATAGTCGAATAAGGGAAGTTGGTAAAGTAACTACTTATGATGCAGGTGGTGCTGGTTATGAGTTTGTAACTGCACAAGCTGGAGAGTATATATTCGAATCAGTGGTAGATACTTCGAAGAGAACTAAGTTCACCGTAGTAGATGCAGACCTCTTAAGCGTTAGTCCTCAAAAGTTAGAATGGGAACATGATGACCTCTCAGAGAAAACATTTACCATTACAACTTACAGTAATCAATCTTGGCAAATAGTAGAACAATGATAAATTCAACAATCGATAGAATAACAGAAACCACAACTCAGTCTTTATTCAAGGCATTCACTGTGGGTATATTGGGAGAGTGTACACAAATCTTGTATGATTTGAGATGGATGATAATCCTTGCAATAATTCTAATCCTATCAGACTTATGGTTTGGGTTATCTGCAAGTAGGTTACAGAAAATCGAAATTCGAAAATCTAGAGCTGGAAGAAGAACTCTAAACAAGATAGTAGACTATATCTGCTATGTTCTACTTGGTGCTGTACTTGGTAAAGCTATTGGAGAACCATATGGGATGAACCCAATAGTGGTATCAATAACGATTATGGTAATATGCTACTGTTTCGAAGTGGATAGTATATATGGACACATCTGTGAAATACATGGTATTAAGAAACGGTACAGTATATGGAGAATACTCTTTAAATTGTTAACCCTCAAGTTCAAGGATGTAGGTGAAGCATTTAAAGATATGTCAGAACAAAAGAATCAATTTAAAAATACTAAGGACAATGAAGACGTACTTTAAGTATGAAGGTATTATTAAATCAAAGGAAGCAGCAGAGGCAATTGCTGCTCCTTCTGGTTTAGGACCATTCTGTGGATTTGGCTCAGCTACCATAAATGGTAACAAGTTAGTGGTATCTCCTCAGGGAGTTGCTGGAAGTAAGTATGCCAATGTAATCAAGGATAGGATTATGGCAAGGTATATGGCAAAGGCTTCAGAAGATGGGGAATTGCCAGATGTAAACTTTGGGTGTATTTCAAGGGATGGGTATGTATTTATATCTGATGAACAAACGATTACTATTGAGAACATCCAAGGTACCCAAGGTTCAACAGAAGAAGTATTACTCTTTGCAGTACATACTACTATTTCTGAACCAGTAGATAATCCAGTAGACTTTGTAGCTTATTGGAATGAATCCTCCGAAAGCTTCTACACCTTGTTTAAAAAGTCTCTGGATATTTATTATCCGATTGCCGAAGAGAATCGTACACCGGATATCATTAATAATGATGTATATTCTAATTACGGTATGACCTATAGCAATCTTCTAGAGATGGTAGAGAGTGCTTGCCCTTATTACTCTAATAATAAAACTTCCGTTGTTCTTATCGGAGTATATGGTAAGGGTACTGATGCAATGACCAAACGAAATGAGAACTTTGCTATCGTACCCTATCAGGGTAAGTTCCAAGAAATCCCTTATACTACTGCTGCTCAGAGTATGATGAAAGAATCAGTGAAAAGAGTAGAACAGATAAATTCAGGCTTCCCAGTAGTAGATGAATCTGGTACTAAGTTAAATATCAAGCAATACATCGATAGTCAAATTGAGGCTATCCGAAAAGAATTCTCTGAATCTCTGAGTACTGCTAATTTACCAATCGGTTCTATCATTCTTTGGGAAACCGATGTAATACCAGATGGTTGGGCAGAATATACTAAGGCAGCTGGTAGAATAGTTATTGGTTACCAAGCTGGAGGTGTTCAAATTGGGGATGAAGTAATGTTACAGAATGTCGGAGATTACTATACTCCAACTAAAGGCAACTTCCTAATCTCAATTAAAGGCGATGACCTTCCTAAGCATAGGCATGCTCTTGGTGTATCTAAAGGTAAACAAGATGATGCCAATAACTGGGAGAACGTTCGTCCTCAATCTTTCTTTAATAGGGAGACGGGATTGAATGGAGATTTCGGTAGAGGAACTCCTACCAAGGGTATTCAAGATGGTGCTATCGTAGTAAGCTGGAACCTATTAGGGGAATCTTTCTTACAAGAAACTTCGGTAGAAACTTTGGATATTGAAAAATTGCCACCGACTATTACATTACGATATATCCAAAAAATATCATCATAAAGTTGTTTATTAGTTATTTAGTAGTATTAAAACTCATGTGTATTATTTGTATTGTTTAAGAGTAAACACTTGTTTGTTTTCAATTTTTGTTTTGCATAGTTAAAAACACTCATTTGGGAAAGGGACGTTGGGAAACGTCCCTTTTCTTTTGTGTTAATACTTAAGTTCTTCTTTAGCTCGGTCTTCCCAATATTGGATATCTTGCCTAAGCTCTGAGATATATCTCATGGATTCGTTAGTCTTAGGCATTTCAAAAAATTCGATAAGCATTATATTAGTGATACGAGTACTATTTTCGAGTCTTTCCTTAATAAAAGGAGGGGGAGTAATTAATACCTCAAACAAAAGATAGGCATCTGGAGAAAGCTTATCCTTCATATAAGTATACATCATATCGAGCATTTCAGATTTAGCTTTCTCTTCTTCACTGTCATCCTCTAATTCTTTGTCATTGTCGAATAAGTCATCAAGTTTAAAGAGGCTTTGATTATACTCTGCCTGTTCTCCGTATGCAGAACGAAGCAATTTGTTTTTAAATGTACTAAGTGATGCAAGGATTCTTGCTTTAAGATGTTCTTCAGTACATTCACCATAGTATTTGTTGAAAACAAATAACATCTTATCCCAGAAATAAGATTGGATAATATCCGGTGTAAGATTAAACCGTTTATAATCAATCTGTCTGGTAAGGTTTCTAATTACTGGCTTACAGACTTTATAAAGTCTGTTGAAAGTAGCTTCATCATATTCTTGCATAGGTTTTAATCGATGAAGCTCTGAACCGTTATTTCCTTTACTTTTTCCCATGTTTTTAAATATTCGTTATGCAAATATAAGTATTTTTTCTTATATAAAATAATAATATTAAATATTCGGGAGCTTAAGGTAGTGGATTAGTAGTTTCTAGATAGATGTCAACATACTTAGAACTATCTCGGTACTATCAAAATCTATTAGTTTATATAATATTGCAATATAGATATGAAGAAATTTAAAGACAACATCAAGTTCAGTTTTTCTCCTGAGTTTCAGTTTGAGATACTTAGGTTTGTTTTAAAAGATAAGGAAGGAGGATTAGTACTCAAAAGGATTAAATCCAATTACCTGGTTCTCATAGAACACTCCCTTATCTTCGAGGGTATATCAAAATATTTTAAGAAGCAAGGCAGAATGCCCTCTGAGAATATTCTAAAGGAAGTATTAAAAGAGTTACTAGAATCCAAAACCTATGTGGATTTGGTAACTAAGGATGATATACCCAATATCAATAAACTAATAAGTAATCTCTATCATATACCCCTATCGGATTCTGATTACATAAAAGAAAAGATATATCAGTTCTCTACTTATGTTGAGATGAAGAACTTAAATGATTCTTTCGATTTGGATAACTTCGAACAATACGAAGAATATTCAAGGAAGATTGAAAAGGTACTTCAGAAAAGTAAACCTAAGAAAGAAGATGAACCTTTATATATGATTCGGGATATTACCGAGAGACAGTTTAGAAGACAATCAGAACCTTCAGTTATACCTTGCCCATTTAGGCAGTTGAATGAACTAACTAATGCAGGAGGTTATCCAGAGCATTCAGTTAACGTGATATTGGATAAACCCAAGGCAAAGAAAACCTTCTTTATGGTAAACCTTGCAAGAGGTTATCTCAGAATGAAGAAGTCAGTATTATATATTGATACAGAAAATGGCCAAGAACAAATTATGGACCGTTTTATTCAATCCAGTATCAATAAAACTAAGAAGGAATTATACTCTGGTGAGTATGATAAACTTGAGTCAAAGCATTTAAGGAAACTTGCAAGGTTTGGAGTCGAATTAGTAGTTGAGCGTGTACCAGCGATGATTACTAATACCACTTATATAAGAGAGAAGATAATTCAGCTTCGTAATCAAGGGATTGATATTAAAGTTCTTATGGTTGACTACGCTGGTAAGCTTGCATCAATAGCGGGTGATAGAGAAGATTTCGAAAGGATATCTAATGTATACGTAGACCTTCAGAACTTAGCCGAGGAATTACATTTAGATATTATATGGACTGCCCATCACATTACTCGTGAAGGTAAAAAGCATAGGCTTACTAGATACGATGAGAATGATATCTCTGGTTCAATTGCCATTGTTCGTAATGCCCAGGTTATCATGGGTCTTAACTCTACTGAGCAAGAAGAAAAAGATAATATTCTTCGAGCTGAGATAGTAGTACAAAGGGATGGTCTTCCTTCCGGTAGAGCATTATTCAAATGCGATGTCGAAAGGCAAAGATGTACGGAATTTACAAGGGAACAACGTAAACAATATGATGGAGTGTATGGTAGTAAGTTGGATGAACAATTTAAAAAGAATACTAACTCGGATGAGGATTCTAAGAAAAGGGAAAGAACTACTGGAGACATTTAGATGTAAGTTGGGTTATCATGAATGGATAGCAGTTCATTGGACTTTTAAACAGAGACCTCGTAGGGCAATTTTTTCTAAGAAAGGCGGGAGAAGGAAAGCCCAGTATTATGAGAAACGTCATATAGAGTATTACTGTAATATATGCGGGAAGAAAAGATATGAAAATAACAAACCAGTTTAAATCTAGACTAAGGACATACTTTATTAAACGATTGGGAGCATTCGATTATAAGCACGGATGGTTACGTATTCCCACTTGCCCATATTGCGGGAGAGAACAGAAGTTGGGAGTTAACCTTTTTATGTATAGAACCAATTGTTTTAGATGTAATGCCCATCCTTCTCCTGCTCAACTAATAATGGACATAGAAGGATTTACTGAGTACCATGAACTAATTAATTTTTTGAACAATGGGCAATTTGATGAACTACAGTTTAAGGAAGAGAAAATCGAACTTGCCGAAAGTAAGCCCGTATATCTCCCAGATGGATTTAGAAATATTTCGCTCGGAGACAGCCAACTTGCAAAAAGCATTCGTGGATATATCAAGAAACGCGGCTTTAACCTCGAGAAGTTTTCAAGATGTGGTATCGGATATGGAACAATGGGTACGACATATGGGTACCTTATCATACCCTTTTATTACAAAGGCCAACTTAGGTATTACAATGCTCGAAATGTTATCGGCAAAGGGCCCAGATATAATAACCCAGACAAAGATATTACCGGTTTGGGAAAACAATTTATCATCTTTAATCATGATGCGTTGGAGATGTATCGGTCGGTATTCATTTGCGAAGGAGCACTTAATGCTCTCACAATTGGGGATAGAGCAATTGCCACAATGGGCAAAGCTATTAGTCAGTACCAAGTCAATGAACTACTTAAATCCCAATGCCAAAGATATATTATCCTTTTAGACCCCGATGCCAGGTCTTATGCTGTTAATCTCGCACTTAAATTAGTAGCTTATAAAAAAGTCAAGGTAGTATTTCTTCCAGAGGGTTTTGATGTAAATGATTTGGGGAAGAAACAAACACTTAAGCTAGTATATCAAACAAGGTATCAAAGTTATCAAGAACTGATTCAAATCAGAAACTCTTTGGAGTAAGGATTTCCTATTATATTATAAAATAATATATTTATGCGTGAACCATCTATCCATATAACTAAGTCTCAGTTTGAGGAAATATTAAATACCTTAGAGGTAGATAACTTCCCAGTTGAGGCTTTTTTTGTTATTGCCCGGAAAATGGCAATAAATCATAGAGCAGTCTTAGTTTCTAATAATAAGAATACTAAGCGAGTTAATAACATTTTACTAGCATCTAAGGGGGATGCTGCCCTTGTTGCTGATATTTTATATGCAACTCGTATAAAGTTAAAGCATAGGGGAGTTCGTAAAATAAATGAAAGTAATTCTCGAGAATGGGCAAATTGTAAAAAGCTTGCAGAGATATGTAATACCTTTTGTGAGGATTTTAAACTTGATACCAGGGAAGGTTTTATCAAGTATATAGAGACTGGACTAAAAAGGATGACTGATTATAGGAATGTTATGCAAAGGTTAATATCTATGCAGGATAACATTACTAATCAAGTAGATGCCGAGATAGAATTGCAATATTCAGATTCAAAGCTTACTAAAGAGATACATGATTATTTCATAGGTAAGATTGCTAAGGCAACTGGTATTTATGAATCTTATGAAAACAAACCAGAGAAGTATATACACTTTGCAAAGGTAGGAGAATTCCTAAAAGAAGAGGGTTGGGATTATAAGACATTCATTGATGCTCAGTTTGAATCTCTTGCATGGTGTAATGGATTACCAGATATTGCACAGATGTATACGGATAAAGCAATTGAAAGATACAATAAGTATTTATATAAGTATAAGAACAAAAAATCCCTGGAAGAGGAACCTGAAGTTGAAGGTTCTCTCTGGGAAAAAATTAATAATTAAAAAAGTAATATGAAAGGTTTACAATTTTTCGGAAACAGAGTGGAGGATGCAGCTAATGCTTTTATTGATGTCCTCAAGTATTCAGACCAATCGGTAACTTATCCAGATTTTAAGGATATCGACCCTTGGCCTGATGAGGTAATTAATATGTTCTATGTGATTTGGAAGAATGCCAAGTTCTCAGAACTAAGTGCAATTATTATGTATACCCAACAGTCTTCTAGATTCGAGGAGGTATCAGAATTGATGTTGGGTATTGGTTTGGTAGAGATGAGGCATCTTGACAAGATATCTGATTTCTTACAAAGGGCAGACCCATACGAGGATTACTCTACCATGAATATTAATCCTACAATTGAGATTGGTTCTACTTGGGAACAAGCTTTAAAGATTGCTTTGAATTCTGAGATAGAAACTATTGGTCACTACAAGAAAATCCAAAGAGCAATTGCTCAATACGAGGAACGTTCTGATTATAATGACGTGAATTATTTCCTTGAGAAATTGATTGCGGATGAGGAGCATCATATGAAACTTCTCAAGGAAGCAATGGGCATGGATAAAGCTACTAAGGGTGTAACTGTAATTATCAAATGAGTAAGCTAATTATTCAGAATGGAAATATGTGCGAACTTGACTTACCTCTTAAGTTCGCACAGAAACTTTATAATGAGTTTGCCATTCGACATCCAAATGCTTTCTACTTACGTACAAGGCAAAGAGGTATGCAGAATTGGGATGGTAAAATTCACTACATTACCAAGACTGGGCAATTTAAAATAGGTTTACTTCCTAAGGTATACGATATGTGTATTGAAATGGGGATTAAACCTAAAGTTGTAGATATGAGACAACCCTTACCTAAAGTCAGTAAAGTAGTTACGAATATAGGTAAATATAAATTAAGACCCGAGCAAGAGAAAGCAGTTAAGTCTGTGATTAATAATCGAGTAGGTGATACACCTTTCCATATTGGTGTATTAGATTACACGGTTAATGCCGGTAAAACTCTTATCATGTCGTCTTTATATTTAACCTATAAGAAGCAGTTAAAGACTTTGCTAATAACTAATGACTCAGATTGGTTAAATCAAGCTAGAGAAGAATTTAAGCAATATCTTCCGGGAGAAGATATCACTTTTGTTCAAGGCAAGGTTTTAAACTGGAGTAATTTTACTATAGGTATGGTTCAGTCTATTTCGAGGAACATGAGATTCTATCAAAAAGAACTATCTCAGATAGACATGGTACTTGTGGATGAGGCTGACCAGGGAGGTAGTAAACAATATCAGAATGTAATCACCCGACTGTTTAATACCCGAATTCGTATAGGATTATCCGGTACCATTTATATGAGTAAGCTTGCTAAGGATAAGGTTAAGAATATGAACCTAGAATGTTTCTTTGGTAAAGTGATTGCTGAGTTTAAACTTAAGGATTCCATCAAGAAGGGTTACTCAACTAAAACTATCGTAAAGATGGTACCCGGTAAACCTTGGTATGGTAATTGGGAATCTGATTGTATATCCTATAAGGAGATATATGATGATTCTATTACTGAAAATAATACCGCGTGGACCATGGCTTATAATCGATTACGATGGAATATTAATCAAGGTAGATATCCTGCTCTTGTAGTATGCAAGCATATTGCACATTGTGAAAATCTATATAAGTTCTTTAAAAAGAAACTGGGCGATGCCTATAATATTGCCTATGTGCATGTTAATACTCCCTCTAAGTTAAGACAACAAATAATGAGGGATTTTAGGGAAGGCAAAATAGATATCTTGGTATCAACTACAATCATTGCTCGAGGTAAAAACTTTCCTAAGCTTAGGTATTTACTTAATGCAGCAAGCATGGATAGTCAGGAAAAATCTATTCAGTTTCTTGGTCGTTTGGTAAGAACCGATAAATCGAAAAAGAAAGTATACCTGGATGACCTTCATTATCCTGGCCCTTATTTAGATAGGCATGGTAAGCATAGGAAGCAATATTATCAGAGACAAGAATTGAAAGTAATATTGTTAGATAAGCTATGGAAGAAACATCCTAACCATAGCCTTATTAAGAGTTAACTAGAAGTACTATGAGTATTTACTTTTTCTCCGTAGGAGGAAAAGAAGATTACAATTAATAAGCATATAGGCATTAGGCATTATGAATAATGATAAACTAATATGTATCAGAGATGAGGATGATACTAAACTAATTACTCTATTATCAGATGGTTGGAAGATAATCCAAATCTCTGCATCCGGTATTTATTGCTGGGTACTTTTAAGGAAACCTAATAACACTAAAAAGAAAATTAAAGGCTTTCAGTGATGGAGAAATATATTTTAATTACAGCGGTTGTTATTATGATAATAATACTCGCTTTAGACTTCATACCTTCTAAGGATGGCTATCAATGCCATTCATGTAAGAAACGTTTTCATAAAAAGGATTTGGAAATTAAGGGATGGCATTTCAAGGAATGGGTCTGTCCCAATTGTAAACATATTAATTACACTTATGATGAAGAAGATTAAAGAATGGTTTAAGTCGTTTAAGTTTAAGTCTCTTGTTGTGGGAGAGGTACATAATCCTAAACATGTATTCAACTGTAGAGATTTGATATGGATATCAAACTTGGAAACTTCTCAAAATACCCCCGAATGTTTTACTCATTTCTTTTGTTTGTACTGGAGTAATGGTATGGTAGTCAAAGTATGTCAAGAGAGCTATGATAGAAATTCATACCAAGAATTATATAAACTCAGGGAACTATTTATAAATAACATCGGTTATTCCTATGTTCCCATAGAAGATAACAGTGAAATATACATTTTATAAACGTAAAAAAGATATATAATGGCTAAGAAAAAGAAACAACTTCCTGACTTATCGAAGCAAGATATCCTTACTCCCATAGATGTTAGTACTCTGGGAACTAATGGAGACCCTTGCTTCGGTATTGGGTATGACCTATCAACTAAAGAGTGTAAGCTATGCGGAGACTCAGAGCTATGTGCATTCAAGATGTCTCAGAACTTGAATATCACAAGGAAAGAGCTAGAACAGAAGAATCAATACAAGGATTTGGATGTATTAGAAGATACGGTTGGTATCAAGAAATACATCCGAGGCTTGATTCGGAAAGGGAAAGACAAAAAAGAAGTTATTACCAAAACTGTTGAGAAATTCGAAGTACCCAGAAAACGTATTAGAGAACTTTATAAAGAGTGTACTAAATAATGAAACCAATAGAGATGATATGGGCTATGTTCAAGGTATACCTTAACAACCCAAACTATTTTGTAAAGCAAAAAGATGTACTTGCTAACCTTTGTATGGAAGGTTCTACCGATGTAATCAGAATGTGTAATTCATTGGGAGTACATGTTTCTAGACCCGAGAAATTAACCTTTGGACAACTTTTACATAAATGCAATATATTATGAACAGATTCAGATTTATCAAAGTAAGGGAGGTAGTATCTCCCAACAGAGCAAACCCCAATGATGCTGGGTTAGATTTTTATGTACCAACCAACCTGACTTCAGAGGATATCCATTCTAAGAATGGGTTCGATTCAGGAGGGTATGATTTGGATATACCCTTTAGTGAACATTTCGTAAGGCATATAGCTTTACAACCTGGGCATAGGATACTTATCCCATCGGGTATCAAAGGTTTGTTAGAACCGCCTGCATCTATGCTAATGGCAGCAAACAAATCTGGTATAGCTACTAAGAAAGGATTAATCTTTACTGCCGAGATAGTAGATTCTCCCTATGTTGGAGAGATACACATTGGAGTATACAACACTTCTCAAGAAGCCCAGGTTATTGAGGCTGGCCAGAAGCTGGTACAATTTATTCATGTGCCAATATATATCACTGAGCCAGAAGAGATTCAACAAGAGGAATTTTATACTGAATCCCAGATGTGGGGAAGTAGAGGAGGGAATGGTTTTGGTTCATCAGGAAGTAAATAATCATGGACATCAGGAATATAAATGAACAAGTGCCTCAGGTAGAAGAAACTGAGGCACGGATATTACAAGAAATGTATGTTCTTGGGATAGAGCAATTCTCTGGGTATAAATCCATAGAAAAGCTACCAGATTACCCATTAGATATAAATAATCCAAAGAGCCAAGTTATTCTAAAGGATTTTATTGGTAGAGTTATTGAAGAGTTAACTGAAGGATTCGAATCTACCGATGAAGTAGTATCTATATATCGTGATTATGGATGGAATAATGATTGTTTAACCTCAGAGGAATATACTCAGGTATTAAATCATCTAGCAAATGCAAATGAAGAACAAGCAGATGCTTTGGGATTCTTCTTTACTTTGCTTTTATATTCTAATATATTGCCAGAAGATATATTAAAATACCAAGATGCAAAGAGTTTATTTGAGGTAATGGCAATTGGAGTCAAAAACCTACTCATCAAGTACCCAGATCATCGAAGTGTAAGGAAATACCCTATACTAAGTCCAACTGATTGGGCAAGAGAAGATAGAGAAGAATATGATAAGATAGTTTCTTATACCCCAGGTTTTCATGAAATGAGCGAGATATCTCATGAAAATGAGAAGCTATATTTATGGGAAGTAATATATGAACTTAATAAAGCAAGGAACTTCCTTAAATGTAGACCCTGGAAACAAACTCAAGTGATGACCAAAGAAATAGATTTTCAGGAATCTTTGGTAAAGTCATTCTATCTCTATATGGGATTTTTAGCCATGAATGGGTTTACTCCTTGTGGATTATTTAGTTTATTCTTTAAAAAACAACGTCTCAATTTATGGAGACAAAATACTAATTATTAGTAACTAATTAAAAATCAGCCAGTTATATGTCGGGTTGGAATAAGAAATTAGAGGGACTTCAGCTTAATACGGAGGAGTCCCTCCATTCGTTAGAATTTGCTACTTCACAGGAAGCATGGGAAAAACTTAATGAGGGTTTTTTAAGATTAGACCCAATCCTATTTGGGAAAGGTGCTATGGCTAATAGTGGGGTAGCAGTAGTGTATAACGTATTTATAAAAATACGAAAAGCCTGGGTAGACCCAGAATTTGATTATGGTAGATGTTTCAATTATAAAGAAACTAAGTGGACTAGCTTATTGAATAACTACATAGATTTTAATAAGCTTGACTTGTTGCGTAGTAAACTTAGAGTACTGAGAAATAAGTACAATCAGAATTACAATATAACCTATATGTTTAACAATCATCATGATAATGGTAAACAATGTTTAATAGCTGCGACTTTTTCAAAACGATTCGGGGAGGACATCCCAGTTATTACAATGGTAGTTCGGGCTTCAGAAATTACCAAGAGGTTAATATTCGATTTCCTATTAATTCAACGAATGTCAGAGTACGTATATGGACCGGATCAGTCAGTACAAATCAACCTATTCGCGACTCAGATGTACGGAAATGTAGAGACACTTCTAATGTATCATACCCATAAACCCTTGAAGAAGGTACTTAAGGGAGCAGAAGAGAATTCATGGAATAAGAGGATAAAAGAGATATGGAAAAAATTCCAAAATGGTACCGAGAAGGAATTTTCTTCATTCAAGGTATTCTTTAGAAGTTTTAAAGTGCTTCGACCAGATTTATATGAGGAAACATATAAATCAATGAAAGCAAAAGAATTACTTCTTGAATACGAGGATATAGAATACCCGGAGAATGTAATCTCTTACTCTCAACGTAAAGCCTATAAAAAGAAACTTTTAAAACAAAAGAACAATGGAAGCTAAGGAATTTTTAAATCAGAAGCGTATAGGATTAGTAAACAAATTCTATTACCAAGTTTTTGAGATTAAAGAGAACGGGGAGAACCAGATATACCCTTGTTATTAAAAGAGGTAGAGGATTTTGATGATTTTGTATATCGCTACTGGCATATGACCTGGGTTAGTTCTACAATGTCATACAATTAAATATTTATATTATATGAGGATATATTCTAACAGTTTTGAGTTAATGTCCGAAATGGGCAGAGAACTCAACAGTTATGGTCAAACTGTAAAACCAAAGACCTATCAGAATAAAGTGATTGAAGGTAATGAGGATTTTATTACTAAAGAACTCATTTGCCAACAATATTGCTTAACTTCATTGGGAGACCCAGTATGGTTATTTGTATTCTCACATTCAAAGGAATGGGCAGATGCTGAGTTTCAGGAAAGAATTGGTTGGTATGAATTAAATCCTGGTAAAGCTTGGGAACTGAGAAAAGATTTATGGGAACAGTTCTTGGTGAATGGTAGATTTGATTATACTTATCCAGAACGTATTTGGAATCAGTTATCGTATGGTAGTACATCATTTAATTGTGATTCTGCCATGCAATCGGTTATCGAGCTTCTTAAAAGGGATAATGATACTCGTAAGGCAGTACTCCCTATATTCCATGGTACAGATTTAAGATTCCTTGATGGTAGTAAACGTATTCCTTGCTCTATGTATTACGATTTCCTTATACGTCGGAATGGTAAAGGAGAGAGGGTATTACACATTTGCTATCATCAAAGAAGTTCGGATTTTATAATTCATTTTGGTAATGACGTATACCTTGCATGGAGACTTATGGAATACGTAGCTAAAGAGGTAGGAGTAAAACCAGGTTATCTATATCATACTATTGATTCTCTTCATGCTTATAAGAAAGATTGGACAGCATTAGCTTCTAATCTGGAAGACTTACAAGAGAAATACTAATAATGAGGGATGTATCTACTACTGGTGGGTATGTCCCTTTTTCTATTTTAAAATATGGAGACACGGTATACAATAATAAAAAACAAGAGGGAGCTTAAGAAACTTATTGATTGTTGTAAAGCTACGGGTTATGCTTGCTGTGATTATGAAACAAATGCAGAACCTATATATAATAAGGGTTTTAAGCCAACTATACTCTCAGTATCCTGGATGCCAGGGTTTGGTGCTTCCATTCCTTTAGACCATTTCGAAACAAAAGATTATACTTCACCGGGTTGGAATTGGAAAAAGATGCTAAAGAAATTTGGGGAAGAGGTAATCGAGAATTATGACATTGTAAAGGTTGCATGGAACTGGAAGTTTGATGACCAGATAAACCAAAAGTATCAAATATTCTATAGGGGTACTTGTTTAGATGGTATGCTTGCAAAATATGTTCTTAATGAGGAAAAACCCCATGACCTAAAATCAATGGTAAGAAGGTATTTGCCTGAGCATGGTAATTATGAGAAACAAGATGCTTTTGATAAAATACCTTGGGATAAAAAAGAATTAGACCCACTTTGCCATTATGGGTGTCAAGATACAGATTATACTCTTAGGTTAATGATATTCTTTGAGAAGAAGTTGGTGGATTTAGGTATGTATTCGGTATTCCGTAATTTATTCATGTGTAATTCACGAGTACTAACATCGGTAGAAAAGGAGGGTTTATATCTAGATACCGAGTTCAATAAAAAGCTTTTGGAAGAATATAAACCAAAAATAGATGCTGCTAGAGACGCAATATATGCTTTGCCAAGAGTAAAGAAATTCGAAAAGAAGTATAACCAAGAAAAGATTGATAAATATATTCAGTCTATTGAAGACGAACTTGAAGAGTTAGATTATAATGACCCAAAAGATAAACGGAAGATTGCATCAAGGGAACAGAAAATCTCAAATATCAAAGCAGGTATATTCACAACTAAAAAGGAACAAGAATTAATAAGGCCCATTAATTTGGGTAGCCCAGTTGATTTACCTGCATTGATGTATTCAGAAGATGGCTTTCATTTTGATGTGATTAAGGATAATGAATCTGGTAAACCAAGTACTGATGAAGAAACTCTTACTAACCTTAGGTTAACGATTAAAAAGCCAGATTCACCAAAGGCAATATTCCTTGATAAGCTTCTTGAATTACGAGGGTTAGAGAAAATGTATAAGACCTATATTTATGGATGGTGGGAAAAGGTACAAGATGATTCCCGATTACACGGTAGGTATAATATACATGGTACAGACTCTAATCGGTTTAGTTCTGCAGACCCAAATATGCAGCAGATACCAAAGACATCGGTAGACCCCAATATCAAGAAACAATTAGTTGCTCCTCCGGGATATTTATATATGGCATTTGACTACTCACAGGCAGAGTTAAGAATGATGGCTCATCTATCGGGTGATGAAACATATCTTGATGCTTTTGCAAAGGGGGCTGACCCTCACTTGGGTATAGCAGCAGCAAAATATGGAGTATCAATTGAGGAAGCCTCTAAAATATACGAAGATGAAAATCATCCTGACCATAAATTATGGAAGACTAGAAGAAAACAAGCTAAGCAAATTGCATTTGGGCTTATCTATGGAATTGGAGATGCTTTGCTAGCAGTAAAATTATCAGACCCAAAAGCTGGTATTATAGTTACTAAAGAGGAAGCTCGTAAGGAGATGGATGAGTTCTTTAAGAAACACCCAAAGATACTTAAGTTTAAAGAGAAACAAGAGAAATTCCTTCGTAAGCATGGGTATTATACTCAGTTATTTGGTACTAAGAGAAGATTACCCCAGATATACTCAAACGACAAACAAGAAGTTGCTTATGCTATTCGTTTGGGACTTAATTTCCCATGTCAAGGTGCTGCAGCAAATATGACCAACTTTGGGGCTATTCTTGTTTATTGGTTAATGAGACAAGGTAAATTACCACGTATGCTTGAAGTAGCAACTGTTCATGATGCAGCCTATTTTTACTCAAAGCCTGAATATATTAATACTTGGACTGTTTTTAAAATATGGGATATATTGAGAAACCCCAGTACTAAGAAATATTTTGGTTTTCAAGTGGATGATGTAGATATGTCAATGGACTTCTCTATTGGTAGGTCAATGGCAGAAGAATTACCTTTTATTCCTGGGTATGATTATAGAAAGATGCTTCAACCAGATTTCTCAGTAGAGGAGTATATGGAAGAACATAAGAAGTATAAGAATGTAATCATTAAGGATTATCCTAAATTGTTTAGTAAAGAGATAAAGCAGTATGAGGAAGATTTTAAAGGGAAACTTAGATTGCATTGGTTGCCCTAATTACCATGTTACCAAGAATGGTAAGGTATATTCTAATTATAAGGGTAAAGGTTGGGTAAAATTATCCCTTAATCGAATTAAAAATAACGGATACGTTATAGTTTCTATTAGGGATACGAATGGATATAGGTATACTTATAACATTCATCAATTAGTAGCATTAGTATATGTACCAAACCCAAATAATCATAAGTATGTATGTCATAAGGATAATATAAGAACTCATAATCATTATAAGAACTTATATTGGGGTACTGCTAAGGAAAATACTCAACAATGTATTAGAGATGGTAGGTTTAAATTTTCAGATACAAAGTTAAGTAGACCCGATATACTTCAATTACTTTATGAGTATGATACTGGTATGATAAAAGCAAAACTTGCTAGGAAGTATGGGATATCACCAATGTTAGTATATAAATATATTAAGAAAAGAAAACGTTATGAAGAAGATTTTAAACGGGCCCACGGTATGGAGGGCTAAATGCCCAGTATGTGATTGCGAATTTGAATATGATACCAGTGAAACTTTTGGGGTTTATAATAAATCTGGGGATTATTTTAGGATAGTACAATGTCCTAATTGTAAAACTAATATAAAGCATTCAGATTCAGTATCTACCATTACAGGAGTGAAAAGAGAAGATACTATGTCTACATAAATAATATAAATTTATGGAATTATGGCAACACAGAAAGAGATTGATAATGCAAGTAAGTTAACTGCCCTTACTTATATGGTTGCAGGTTGCTTAGGTTATTCTATCGAAAATTTACTTAAGTATTTAGATGGGGTTAATCTAAGGTTGAGTGGACAAGAAAAGATGTTACTTAATCGATTAAAGACTCAGTTATCTCAAGTACAAACTAATCTTACTACTTTAGAGGGATTGGCTTTTAAAGTAATGGCTACGGATGAGGATGGTAAACTTGCTTATGAAGATGCCACCCATATTTATTGGGCTGCATTTTTAGCATTACTCGATAGAGGTGGTACTGATAACTTATGCGACTTACGATTAATGGCTTTGGTAGATAAGATAAGCATCTATAAATCTCTTCTTAATTTGCCCGGTATGAAACTCTCTTATCAAATGGCTTTTGCTCAAGTAACTAAAGCAATAAGCAAAGGGGAATTTAGTAAAGAAGACTTTAAAAACCTATTAGAAGTTTATGAAGACGGAACTGAAAAAACTAAAGGTTAAATTTGAAGGTAAACTTATTGAGATTGATATTCAAAAGGAATTATCTATCAATGAGAATATCATCAATTCTCAGCTACGAGAATCTCCTTCTAGTTATTATGTACTTGCTTCCCTGAGAGATAAGTATATAAAAGAAAGAGATGCTCTAGCAAGGGAAAAAGAAGAAGCTTATTCGAATGCCTGGTTATATTATAAGGATGCTAATGAGAGATGGAATAATGAATACGTATCTCATAAGGCAAACCTTAACAAGAAATACTCTTCTATCAATGAAAGGTATTTGAAAGCTGTAGAAAAAGCAAATAAGTTCATAACTATATGTAAAGCCTATGAGAGTCGGGAGAATATACTAAGAACTATTAATGCGAATCTAAGAAAGGGTTAACCCATTGAACTATAAACAATTACTAACTTTTAAAAACAGTATTAGAATATGAATTATTCAATGACATTTATCTCACCTCTTGTAGCTGAGAAATTTAATCAAGAATTACCCGGATGCCCAACAGAAAACCGGGTACTTATTTTATCTCCAAAGGAGGTAAATCAAACTAAATCCGGTTTGATTATCCCTGAACAAGTAAAAGAGGGAGTTCCTCGTAAAGGGGTTGTAGTAAAGAGTGGGGAAATTACCGAAGAATACAAAACCTACCGAGAATTGGTTGCTGTAGGTAGAATAGTTACCTATGGTTTGTATGCAGGTAAAGAACTTGAATTCGAAACGGACAAACTATCTCCTGCTCTCAAACAACTTTTAGAGAAAAACGTTCTTACCGTATTGAGTATGAACGAAGTAGTTTACTCAGAACCGAATAATTAAAACTAATCATTATGATAAAAGACAAGAAGAAAAAGAAAGTTTCATCAGAGGGACTTTCTACAAAAGAAAAGATGCTAGCTAGAAAGAAACAGCTAGAATCCAAGGGAAATGGTAGTGGGTTAGTATATCCAAAAGAAGGAACACTGAGGATGAGAATTAAATCTCCGGGTGATGACCAAGAATTGGGTATCGAAATTATTCAATTCTACCTGGGTGGCAATTTGGGAGGAGTTATATCTCCGGCTACTTTTGATGAACCTTGCCCATTCATGGAGAAATACCAAGAATTGAAAAACTCCAAGGATGAAGATGACAAGGAACTTGCCAAGAACCTGGTACCAAGAAGAAGATACGTTATCGGTGGTATCATTTACTCAGATGAAAAGGGTAGTAAGGTAGATTACGAAGGCAAAGATAAGGGAGTTTTAGTTCCTCGCTCAGTATACCAGGATATCATTGACCTTTACCTTGATGAAGATGAGGCAGGTGATATGACAGATCCAAAAACTGGATACGATATCAAGGTAATTCGTTCCGGGTCTGGTAAACTAGATACTACTTATTCTGCCCGTGCTTGCAAACCAACTAAATTGGACAAGAAATATCAAGGTACAATTGACCTTGAGGGTATAGTTCGTTCTCAAATCAAATCCTATGATGAGTTGGAAGATTTACTTTCACAGTATCTAAATGAAGACCACGGTGATGATGAGAACGATAATCCAAAGAAGAAAAAGAAAAAGGGAGTTCACAAAGACCATTACATGGAAGACGATGAACCCAAGAAAAAGAAAAGAAAATACAAATCGGATATTTAAGGGTTAGTAATAATATGGTTTCATTCGAAGGTGATAATTAGATTCGTTCGGTTATCACCTTCTTTAGTTTAAATACATTACATTATGGCAAAGAAATCGAAAGTGGGTTTAAAGGTACCAACAAAAAATGAGATATTAAAGAAATATGGGGGCATGATGAGATTGGCTTCAGAAACTGTAGAATCAAATCTATGGTTGCCATCAACCTTCTTTGCTCTCAACTATACCTTTGGTGGTGGTATACCATTCGGTAAAATTTTAGAAGTAGCTGGAGAAGAATCATCTGGTAAATCTCTTATTGCCTATAACTTTGCATATACTTGTCAACAACTCGGAGGACATGTCATATGGGTAGATGCCGAACAATCTTGGATGAACTCTTGGGCAGAAATTAATGGAGTAGACCCAGAAAGAGTTACAGTATTAAATGATACTCGTATAGAATATATTTCTGATGCTGTAGCAGACTTAGCAATCTATCTTCGTTCTCAATTAACTAATAATGAACCGATTCTCTTAGTGATAGATTCTATTGCTGCTATGGATTGTGCAGATAACATAGATTCTAAAATGGTAGAGGGTAAGGCTGAAATGGGAGGTAGAGCAAAAGCTCTTTACAAATACTTCCGTATCAGAAGTGAATTATTCTATAGATTAGGAGTTACACAGATTTACATTAACCAATTAAGAACTGCTTTAAATGTCGGATTCGGAAAAGATAACACAACTACTACAGGAGGTGCAGCACTTAAGTTCTACGCTTCAATCAGAGCTGCCTTTTACTCAGGCAGGTCTATCACTGTTAAACAGAAAGGTAAAGAACGGAAAGCTGGTAAATTGGTCACAATCCGACTTATTAAAAATAAGGTTGCTCCTCCAAGACCTACAATCAGTAAGTGCCCGGTTTACTTCAATCCTAAGTTCCATGAAGTAGGTTTTGATAGATGCTATGCTCTTGAGGATGTATTGGTAGAAAATGATATCATAGAAAAATCTTCAGGTGGAGTATATAAGTTCAAAGGAAAAACTCTTGCAAGAGGGGAAGAGAAATTCCAAAAGCTTTTGGAAGAGGATGATGAACTTCGTCGTAAACTATTAAAGAAGGCCGAGATAAATACTATCGGTACAACTAGAAAGAAGATAGTAGCATTGACTACTAATTTATATCCAGTAGATGGAGTAGAATATGAATCATTTAACGAATCGGAAGACGAAGAGGAGGTAGAAGATGAATAAAAAGGAGGTAGAGGGTATAGAGAAAGTAATTAAAGAATACCTTAAAAAGAATTTGAGAATTGAACCAAGAGTTAGATACTTAGATGCTTATAGTTCTGCTGAGAATTACCTTGATATCTATCTTGGTGACGAAAAGATTCAAGAAGTTTCACTTTATGAATTCGATTTTAGAGTATGAGTAAGAAAACAATATTATTGATTGATGGAGAAAATATCCTCCATCAATCCTTCCATAAGTTCGAAAAACTTAAATCTACTGATGGAAAACCCAGTGGAGCAATATTTGGATTTTTTAAATCCCTGCATATGTATATTACGAGGTTTGAACCAGATGGGGTTTATATTTCATTCGATAATGGTCATTCACCAGTAAGGACGAAGTTATTGCCCAATTACAAGGGGCATCGAAAAAATATATCAATAGATTATGAGTCATTGCAAAAGCAAAAGGCAATCATAATGAAAATGCTGGGTATGCTAAGAATTAATTATATCTTCGATAAAAAGAAATCTACAGTATATGAAGGAGATGACTTCTTAGCATATCTTGCAATTAAAAAATTCCAATCCGAGAAAATGATACTTATATCATCGGATAAAGACTTTAACCAGTTGCTATCAAATAACCTGAGGATATATAATCCCAGAAAAGATGAGATGATAAGGATGGATAATTGCAAAGAATTATTCGGATATCATTCTCATGAGACAGTAGAATATTTAGCAATGGTTGGAGATACTTCCGATGATATATCTGGGTTTCCTGGTATAGGTCCAGTAAAGGCAAGGAAAATACTCGATGAAGGTAGGATTGAGAAATTCATTGCTCAGAGTAAGAACAAAGAATATCTTCAAATATGGAAAAGGAATGAGCAATTGATTGACCTTTTCTGGTTTGTAAGACATAACCCTTTGAAGGAATTGCCCTTAAAAACAAAAAAGGAGTTTAAATATGAGAAATTCAAGAAAGTATGTATCGAATACTCTTTAGCATCTTTCTTGACAAATGAATTTATAAAACCATTTAAAGCATTACACCATGACTAAAAGAATAATGTTTGTAGGTCCCTCTGGGATAGGTAAAACCACTTTAGCACAATACGTGGCTAAATCACAAAACATACCTTTTGTATCAGGTAGTATGTCGGATTTATTACCGGCTATGAAAGATTTATCTCATAATGAGGTATTATCACTCGGTTCTCAGGCAATGCAAACGGCAGATTATCAACTCCTTAGTTTAAGAAACAGACTCTTTAGAGGTAAAGAGGAATTTGTTACAGATAGGAGTTATGCTGACCTGGCTGCATATTTTTGGTATAAACAATCTAGAACTATTCCGGAATGCGAATTAGAACACTTTATAGGTTGTTGTAAAGCATCAATGGAAGACCAATGTGATTTAGCAATCTTCCTTCCTCTAAACCTTTGTAATTATTCTGATTGGGCAATGGAAGATAATAAGAAGAGAATTACGAATAGATTCTTTCAGATTCAGATATCATCGTTGATGGGAGAACTTCTTGCAGATTGGGAAATACCCACTATTTGTATATCTGAGCTCGATTTAGGTATGAGAACGGAACAAATCAATTACCATTTAGATAGGATATGGGGAAAGAAGTAATAGCAATAGCCTTTTCAGATTTGCATATTAATCTCTGGGCTAAGTTCAATGAGAATAATCACAGGACCCTGAATAGTTTCAGGGTTTTGTCGATTATACAAAAACAATGTAGGAAGTATAATTGCCCAGCTTTATTCTGTGGGGACTTATTTCATAAGCCTGAGAATATGGACCAAGAACTTGATGAGATATGCTATAAAGAATTTAATAAGTACAATGATTATGACCCTCTATGGGTATACGCTATTTCAGGGAATCATGACATCAAGAAGGTAAGTAAAGCTGGTACACCTCCCTATAGCTGGCTTTATAGAGTAGAAAGGTATGGGATTTATATATTAGATTATGGGTCTGCTATCTTATCTTCTAATCATAAGGATATAAAAGTATATGGTGTACCTTATATTGATAATAATGTCGGTCTAAGTGAATATTTAAAGAATATTGAATTAGATAAGAGTCTTAAGAATATACTTTTACTACACACGGATTATCCAGGAGCAAAGGACACCGATGGTAGGGAAATAGATTCTGTAGAGAATCTTAATGTTAACCTTCTCAATAAGTTCGATTTAGTATTATGTGGACATATTCATAAACCTCAAAGACTTTCGAAAAAGGTCTATATGATTGGAGCTCCTAATCATCAAAGAAGAACCGATAGAGATTGCGAATTGGGCTATTGGAAAATATATGAGGACCTATCAATGAAGTTCATCCCTTTAAGGGAATTCCCGAAATTCATTGATGTAGAATCTGAGGAAGATATTAAAGATGATGGCAATTATTATACTGTGATTCCCAAGAAAACTAGTACTCCCGTTAATAACAAACATAAGATTACTAAGCAACTTTCTAAGAAGTCACTAGCAAAGAGGTACTTAAAAGAGAAAGGTATCAATGATAAGGTTAAATCGAACCTATTAATAGAAACACTTAAAAAGGTAGAGTCATGCTAAGTTTTATGAATATGGATGTAGTGGGTTTTTGTTCAATAGAAACCCTGCATCTACAACTAAATCCAACTTGTACCATCCTTATCAAGGCACCAAATGGGAAAGGGAAATCAACTATTCTATCGGCATTAGTATGGGCAATATATGGGAAAAATCTAAAGGGTGTATCTGATGTAAATACCTGGAAGGAAGTAAGACCCAAAGATTACAAGGGGACTATGGTCCAGGTATTCTTCCAAAAAGACACCCATACTTATAAGATTGTCCGATGTCAAAAATATGAAGAAGTACTTGAGGATGGTGCAAAGGGCAAAGACCGATTAGTATTCATCAAAGATGGTGATATAATTGACATCAAAGGTAAGGGTAAGATACAAGATGCCATAAACCGAGAGATAGGTTTATCATATACTCTGTTTATGAATTCTATAATGTTTGGTCAGGGCATCAAACGATTAATACAAGAATCTAATTCTGATAAGAAAAAGATATTCGAAGAAGTATTTGATTTAGAATTCTTAAACCTTGCCAAAGGCATTGCATTACAAGATAAAAACAATATAGTGGCCCAGATAAATGAGGTAGAGCATCAATCTCAATTATTAAAGAAAGAACTAGAGGCAAACAGGGAGGCTTACTTCGACTTAAGAGATAGAGAGAAGTCCTTTAAGAAGAAAAACAGAGAAGAAAGGAAATCATTGAAGCAAGATAGAGAGAAGCTAACTGAGTTACTGATACAAAAACAAAAACAGATTAAAGATGAGGTAGATGCTTCTATAAAGATTAAGATTAAAAATCAGAACAAATTAATCTCTGATATCAGGGGTAAATTGAATAATGCTAAGAAGATATCCAATGTATCTCTCAAAGAGGTCATTAAGGAATTAGTAATACAGTTAGAAGGAGGTAACTACAAACGTGCATTACGAGATGCTAAATCAATATATAATGCGTTCTCTGATATTGAAAAATATGAGAAGAAATACTCAAAAGCCCAAGATAGGTTGGAAGAATTAGAGAACGTGGATGAACGATATAAGAAATTGAAATCTGATTGTGATGATATTGCTGATGACCTTGCTTCTATTGACGAAGATTTGACCAAGCTCAAACAGGAAAAGCTTAAGGTCATGTCTCCCAAGTATAAACAGAAGCTTAAAGAGATTAGGAAAAATTTACGGAAAGTTGATGAGGATTTTCACAATAAAGAATTAGAGTTAGAGAATTATAATTGGTTAATTAATGACCCTCTTGGTAATAATGGGATTAAGGCCTATCTCTTCGATTCATCTCTTGAATTCCTTAATAGAACTCTGGACAAGTATTCAGAGGTACTTGGGTTTAGAATAGAGTTCAATATAGACCTGGGAACTGCAAGAAAAGATTTTGTTACTCTAATAGAAAGGGATGGGATGATTATGGATTATGATGAACTTTCGGGAGGTGAAAAACAATTATGTAATGTAGCAATGGCTTTTGCCATGAATGAATCTCTCACAGCATCTAAAGGTATTAATATTGCATTCCTTGATGAGGTATTCGAATCTTTAAGTTCAGATAATGTAGAAGTAGTTACATCATTGATACGTCACATATTCAAAGAGAAAACTCTATTCTTGATAACCCACTTAGATTCACTTCCTCTTGGTAATACCAAAATTCTGCAAGTGGAAAAGACCCAAGGCCTGAGTAGGTACCAATTACTATAATGGTATATAAAATACAATACACCATTATATTATGAACTCTAAGAATAAAGGAAATCGATTCGAAAGAAAAATTGCCGGGTTTTTTACGAAATGGACCGGGTACAAATTTGAAAGGAATAGAGCAGGGAGTGGAGCTTGGCATTCAAACAAGGACTCCACTTCCGATTTAACCTGTACTGATGAAAGGCATGCTCATAGATGTAAGATATCTATCGAATGCAAGAATTATAAAGAGATTAAGTTTGAACATCTACTCTTAGGTAATAAGGGATGCGATATATTGAAATTCTGGGAACAAGCTTCTAAGGATGCAAAAAGAGCAAATAAAGTTCCCATACTCTGTATGAGATATAATTCAATGCCATCAGAAGAATTTTTCTTTGTAGTTGGAAAGGATTTATCTTCCGTATTCTATAAACCCCTATTCGATAAAGCCAATATTATGGTAATTGATGTACCAAAGATAGATGAGATTCTTTATGTATTCATGGCTAGTGATATATTGAAGAATGTAAACTATAAGTTAGTACATAAACAAGCTAAGTTAATTCTTAAAAACCGGTAACCTATGAAGAAGCATACCCCATACTCATATTGTATATTTTACCTTGAAAGGAAGTACTGTGATAAAATCAATAAAGAACTCAAAGAAAAGGGGTATGACCAAATCAAGGCAATTATTCCTATGGTAAACGTATTAAGAAAAACCACAAAGGGTAAGATGGTATTCGAAGAAGTACCAGTATTATTCAATTATGGTTTTATGAGAATGCCAACTAAATTAGCATTCTCAAGGCCTTTTCTTAATAAGTTACGTAGGAATATATCTGGTATCAGAACTTGGTTACGTAATACTGAGACAATGCACCCAAGAAAGAAAAAGGTAAGAATTGACAATGCTGAAGACTTTGATGATTTTTCTTTAGTGGCTACTTGTAGTAGAAAAGAAGTAAGGCGATTTAAACGTATTGCTAGAGAGAACAAGAAGTTTTCGGTAGATGATTTAGTCAATATAAAACCGGGAGATTACTTAGTATTACGAGGTTATCCCTATGAGGGAGTAGATGCTACAGTATTAGAGGTTGACCATCTTTGTAAAAGAGTAAAAGTCCTTATATACCCAGAAATGGGAAGGATGGAAGTATGGTTACCCTTTGACAACGTTATCTATAGTGTATATTTAAACCATGACCCAGATAAGCTTTATGCTAATTCTGGTGAATATGACCCCAATCAGATAACCAATGAAGCAATTGATAGTATAATGAGATATAGAAGAATTTAATGTTATGAACGAAGCTCAACAAAAAGCCTGGAGTTGTTTAATTGATAAAGAACAACAATCATTATTCCTTCAACTATCAGAAAGTAAATCTTCATGGGAAGCTGGTGAAATTTTAAAGTTATCTCATTACAAGTATCTTGAAATCCGAGAACGGTCAGAAAAATTCTTTAGGCTATTCTCGGATTTTTTTGAGAAACACACTTCTATTTTTCGACCAGATTGCCCCTGTGAGAGGAATTTCCAAGATTATATGGAGGGATGTTTAGAGAAACGATTAAAAAGAAAAGAAGCAAGCTTATTCACAGGAGACTCAGCTCAATTACTCCCAAAGGTAAACTCTAAAAATATAGAGAGAAACATGAAGAGGTTAAAGGAGTCTGATGATGAATGGGACATAGACACTCTAAGATTAATTCTTGAATTTGATAGGTGGAATAACTTTAGAATACTTCCAAGGATGCTACAACAGCCATCTGCATTTAAAAGGCGGTCGAATAAGAAGGATAAGATATATATCAAGTATCTTCTTAATAGAGTACCGGATTGGATGCACAATAAACTCAAGGAAAGGTTTAGGTATAAAGTAAAACCAGGAAAGAAAAAGTATTGGGTAGCTTTAATATCTGAGGACCTATATACCGATGGTTATCTATTGTTACCAGTAAGACCTTTGGATGAAGTAGTAGATGAATTTAGTAGATTCTACATGTATGTATTTAAAACTAAAGATGATGCTGATACCTTTGGTTTTATGGTATCTAAGTTCATGATTAAAACCGAATCTGTTAAGCTTGGACAAAAATTCTGGCCAGAGTACCGTTGCTGTGTGGAAAGAGCAGTAAATTATAATCAAGTGAACAACATAGAATTCAATATTAAGAAATTGGATATGGCTTATAACACACATATCAAGAGAAAGCCTAAAAAACCTAAATCCACTGCTGCGAACCGAGCAAAAACCTCGGATTTTTATAAAAATAAATAGAGAAATAAGATAAGATTAAATTATTTATTCTTATATTTGCAAAGAAAATAAATGAATACTTTAAAATATTAATGATATGGCAAAAAAGAGTAGAAAAGACATGAAAGCTCCATCCAAGGAGAAATCAAATTTCCTTGGTGCTTCTGGGAGAAACATGACTTATAAGGATTTAAAGAGAAAGGCAATAATATTAGGGATGCCTTTCCCTGATGCTTGTTCTGCTGGGGTATTTGACTTATTACATTATATCAATGTATCAGAAGAGAAGCCCGATAAATCGTTAATTGATAAATATGACGATTGGATGGATAAGCAATTGGAAACTATTGGGTATTCAAAAGATGACCCATTAAGGAATTCTCGACTAAGGCTTGGGTTTCTCGGAGAAGAGGGGGAAAATGGGCAAAGGAGAACAAAACGAGTTCCCGGAATAAAGAAACCTCGAGAAAAGAAACCACCAAGAGAGAGGGATGAATTTAATCTTATCAAGGGTACAAAGAAATCTTATGTATTCGAATTAACTGCAAAAGGTTTTGAACTTGATAGAGTTATTCGGAGAATGAAAAAGAAATTCCCCGAAGCAAATGAGAAATCTATCAATCTTTGGTATAGAATGGCAAAGAGGAATATAAATGGTAAAGCTAAAGGAAAGTAACAATGGACCCATACGACCAGATAGATATTATATATGGACTTGGAGACCAGATACTACCAATAAGATTGTTACTGAAAAGAAATTATATAGGAAACATCTAACCGGTATACCATACTTTACTAGACATCAAGTAAAGGTTACCTTAGTTTATCTTTATGGTGTAGATGTTCTTCAGTATATCCATATAATATCTGGGAGGAAACTTATAAAACAAGGCATTAGAGAATTATCCGATATGAATGGTAAACTTCTTAAAAAGGGTAGTACTAAATTCTGGTTTAAGGGTAAATTCGTAAAAGCAAGGAAGTTCATAATGCCCGATGAATATCACATAGATAAACACCGACGAAGAAGATTTATGGTACAAATGCACCGAGTCTTTAAGTCTAAAGGAAAAAAGGAATTCAATGAAAGGTACTCAATCAAACTCTATGGACAACGGCAAGGCATATCTCCCAAGTATACAAGGCAAAAGAGATTACAAATCAATCTTGCTATCCTACAGGATTTACAACAGGCTGAGTCAAGAGGAGAAAAATAAATTCAATCTGTTATTCTTGCAGTATCCTCCATTGGTAAGTTCATTGGCTTTATATTTAAGAAAGAAGATGAACATCCCAATACAAAAGGTACTATTTATCAAAGCACAAAGGGATATGCTCGAAATATTCGATGAGGCATCACTTAAATTTTTAGGGTATTTGCCTAAAGAAAGGTTTATTAAGAAGTCTTTATTATTTCAAGGGTTTGTTCCATTAGAGAGTATTAAACTTAGAAGGTCTTATGCTTATATAATGACAAATAGGATGATAGAAAATAAAATATGGGTCTACCCAATTCGATTATCCGATAACTATAAAACAATGATAAAAGGGAAATACAAATCCTATACCGAAGTATTTGGGAAGGTGGGTATTCCTGGGATAACTAAAATTAAATATAGCAATGAATAATAACGAAGGTTTTAAAATCACAGCACATCAACCAGCAAACCCATTTGCAGGTAAGAAGTTTAAGATAGTCACTTATCAAGGTGACAAGGAACTTGCCTCTCAGGCAATAACAATTGAATCTCAATTAGGATTAAAGACAACTCTAGATGAGATAAAACAATTCAATATTGCTCAGGAGGAATTATTAAAATCTGGGTATACTCAGAAATCCATACTGGTAAAGAAACTTATAACAGAGTGATATAAATAAATTATTAACCAACTTAAACATTACGAAAATGGCTAAGAAGAAAAAAGAAGTGGAACTGAAAGAAGTTTCCAGAACAGAAATCAATGGTGCAACCATCATTAAGTACGAAGACGGCTCAGTAAAGTCAGTAAAGATTATCCCTGCTCCTATTATGCTTTCTGCCGAAGAAGCCGAAGACCTTTTTGGTTCTGAATCCGATGACGAGGAAGAAGAAGAAGAGGAAGAATCAGACGATGATGATGATGATTCAGAAGAGGAAGAAGAAGAGGAATCGGATGATGACGATGAGGAAGATGATGATGACGATGAGGAAGATGATGATGATGATGATGATGATGATGATGAT